TCATTTGGGAGAAATCGTGGGCGGCACGATTGAGACGGATGAGGTCCTGGGGAATATTTTTAAGCACTTTTGTGTGGGAAAGTAAGATTTTGCATCGGCAAGTGAAGCGGCTTTTTTGTTGCTCAACTCAAAGACAAAACGGATATTACCAAAGCGAAATAAACTGCAATAACACAGTTGTTTACAACTAACAAAACAAAACTCGTAAATTTGCATTGATAATATTCGTTTTGTCGTTTTTTTGTTGTTATTTTGTTGCTCAAACCAAATTCAGCAACAAAAGCAACAAAAAATGAGCAATTCAAAAGAACCAATCCGGCTACGGAAGCGAAAGACTTCCTCCGGGAGAAGCTCGCTTTACCTTGACATCTACCTCAATGGTAAACGTTCGTATGAGTATCTCAAATTATACCTTATAGAAGAAAAGACAAAAGCCGACAGGGAAAAGAACCGACAGACCATGCAACTTGCCGAAGCCATCCGGGGAAAGCGGTTGGTAGAACTGCAGAATGGAGAATACGGCTTCAATGCCGCATACAAGCTCGACACAAATTTCCTCGACTATTACAGGGCAATGTGCGAAAAACGCAAAGGCAACCCCGAAAGCCTTGGAAACTGGGGGAATTGGTATAGTTGCCTTAAACACCTTGAAAGGTATTGCAAGCCGGGTATGACATTCAAGGATGTAACACCGGAATGGATTGAGGGTTTCAAAAAGTATCTTGACAAAACAGCCCGTTGCCGTGATAAAAGGAAATACATTAAAACAGACGAGGTAATGAAGCCTTTGTCCCAAAACAGTAAGGTAAGTTATTTCAATAAGCTGCGTGCCTGTATAAACCAAGCGTTTGAGGACAGGATTATGCCGCACAACCCGTTGCGTGGCATTGAGGGCTTCAAACAGGGAGAAACGGAGCGAAGCTATCTCACGATTGAAGAAGTACGGGCTATGGCTGCAACGCACTGCAAATACCCGGCTTTGAAAAACGCCTTTTTATTCTCATGCCTGACAGGGCTTCGTAAGAGCGACATTGAAAAGATGCGCTGGCGTGAAGTACAGCAACAGGGAGATTTTACCCGGATTGTATTCAAACAGAAAAAGACGGGAGGACAGGAATACCTCGACATAAACCCACAGGCGGTGCAGTACATGGGGGAAAGAAGAAAAGCGGATGATCGTGTTTTTGTCGGATTCAAGTACAGTTCCTATATGATAACGGAGCTGCGTATATGGGCTATGAGAGCCGGGATAACAAAGGACATTACATTTCATTCGGGGCGACATACCTTTGCCGTACTTATGCTTGACCTCGGGGCTGACATCTACACGGTACAAAAGCTGCTCGGTCATAAAGAGATAGGCACGACACAGATATACGCTAAAATAATGGATAAGAAGAAGCAACAGGCGGTTTCCATGATACCGGACATAAACATGGAAGCCACCCCCGAAAAAGAAAACGAATGATAACTACTTCTTTTTAGTGGGCGTGGGCTTCTTTACGAACATTTCCCCCTCGCCCACTAACAACCAACGGGCAGATACCCCAAAATCACGAACAAGGTATGTCAGCCAAGCAAGCTGTACGCTGTTCTGTGTGGATTTTCCTGCTTCAAGCGCATTGAGATTCCATCTGTTAATGCCGTATTGATTGGTAAATGTCTGTTTACCCCGGATAATACCCTCATTCTTTAGAGCGTACAGGGCTTCAAAAAATCTCTTGGTTATTTTCTTGTCTTCTTCTGTCTGCATAATCTATCGGATTCTTCGCTTGCTGCGGCGAATTTAGCGTTCAATTCGTTTTCTCGTTTACTTAACTGTTCTTGCCATTTGGAAACCGTATCGGGGCTGAAGATAGGCTTCCTGCCCGATTTAACAGCTTCCTCAAACTCCCGTATTTCTTCTGCCGACATATAAGGTATATACTTATCAAGATTCAAAAGTTCCTGTATGTGCGACATCGTTTCTCGCTGCAGGTCAAACAGCTTTCCCATCTCAAACATTTCTCCCTCCCCAAGCAAAAACCAACGGGCGTTTATTTCGGGAATGGTTTCCAAAATAGACAGCACAGGCTGCAAGCCGAAATTCTCTCCTTTTAGAAGCTTTGTCAGATAAGACGGATTCCACCCCATAAGTTCCGCAAACGCTTTTTGGTGTCCCCCTGTCTTATACTTTATAACTTCCTGTAAACGGGTATTCATATCATCCTCCTTATTTTAGTATTTAGGTATTTTTCTTTCCCATATTCCAAATCCGACTATCCGGCAACGGCAGAGGCGGCAGCTTCGTCCGTCCGGGCAGGTATTTTTTTGCTCTCCTGAATCTGTTCTTTCAGCATACCCATAAGCTCGTCAATCTGCTTATCCCTCGTTGCAAGGCTTTCCGCTTGCTGCTGAATGATATTCCAAACATTCTTCGGTATGGTTACTTCGTTTTCACTGTTTAGGTTATTCTTAAACATTTCCCCTGTTCCATCCGACACCCAAACTTCGTTTATATTTTCATCAAGAGAGCATAGCTTTTTCACGAACTTATCAGACAAGGGCACTTTACCATTTACTATCTGTGAAAACGAAGACTTAGTATATCCGAGCATTTCAGATAATGCCCTTTCATTATCGGCTATCTCTTGATAAATCAGCCAATTAATAACTTTCTTAATACGTTGCTTTATATCCATCATTCAAAAAATAATGTTAAAAATGAAACATTGTTTCGATTTCTTTTTATGAAAACGAAACTTTGTTTATATTTGCATCGTGTTACGGTTAAATAACCGCACAAAGTTATGAAATAACTTCTGAAAACGGAAATAAACCAATAAGTAAAATTAAAAATAAAAACGAAAGTATGGAAGTAACAGTTTTTAAGACACAATGCCAAGCAGAGCGTGAAGCACGTGATTTGGCTATTTACAATGAGTATAACGAGCTGATGTCAGTTAAGGGGCAAAGTAAAACGCTTGTTATGGAACACCTGATGAAGAAATACGGCATACACAGTATCGGGACAATTTACGTGATACGCCGCCGGGTTGAGGAACGTCTAAAGAAAAAGGAGGAATAGCTATGGCAAGCAAGGAGGCTAACAAACTCAAATATCAGTATAACAAAAAGTACGTAGAGGCGTATTGGGAGCGTAAAGCACAAAAGGCAAACGGCTCAACGACTGAAACAACAAAGAAAAAAATACGGCAGATGACGGTCACCTGTATTGATGAAGATGATGATGAAACCGATGTATCTGAAAGACCTGTAACCGTATCACGAAAAGGTAAGACACTTGAAAGGTATATAAAGTGCCTTGAAACAGCCAATAGGACATTAAGCAGTGAAAATGCACGGCTTGTTCGTAAGGTTTTAGAGTATCATGATTTATTCGATAAAATAACAACAATTTGCAACAATGATGAACAGGCATAAAAAGATAGACGCAGTTAAATGGGTTATACTCGTTACGCTGCTTGCATGGGGAACAATATCTTTCATCGTAGTTATAGGTGAAGAAAGCCCCAACAATCCGATAGGTATAGGAACTTTTATCTTGTATAAGTTCTTTGCGATGTGTAGCCTTATACTTTGTGGAATAACAGCCTCCCGGCTTCATAAGAAAGGTTGGTTACCTAAATGGGTGGATGAGTTTAACAACGAAAATATCTAAAATATGGGAATCACTATACAGGATTTAAGCGACAAACTCGACCGGATAGAATCTCTTACGCTTATAGGGGCTAAAAATATTCTTGACCTTGACGAAGCCGTTTTGTTTACGGGGTTCAGTAAGGGACATCTTTACCGACTGACGAGTGAAAAGAGAATACCTCATTTCAAGAAAAGCCGGAAATTGTATTTCAAAAAAACAGAATTAGAGAATTGGATGCTGGAGCAGAAAATACTCACGGAAGATGAAATACAAAGCAAGGCAAGCACTTATGTAGCAACTCATAAATAAAAAGGAACGCCCGAACCTATCAGAGGGCATATAAAATCATAACAATATGGATAATGAAATTATTGAAGTGAAGCAGGCGGAAATGCTTCAAGCTATTAACCGGGCAGAAGTTGACATTCAGATTGCAACAGCAAAACAGTACCCACGTGACATCAACGCATCGCTCAACAAAATTGCGACCTATGCAATGATGGATAAGGAAACGGCAGAGGATTGTTTCTACGTTCTTCGCAGACAGGATGCAAACGGAAATTCTTCTGTTATTGAGGGATTATCAGTTCGCATGGCAGAGATTATCGCCGGGGCTTGGGGAAATCTCCGGGTACAGACCCGTATAATCGGCAACGATGGACGAATGATAACCGCACAGGCAATATGCCATGACCTCGAAACCAACTTTGCCGTGAGCAAGGAAGTGAAACGCCGTATCACGACCAAGAGCGGAAAGACTTACAGCGAAGATATGCAGGTTGTAACAGGGAACGCCGCTGCATCAATCGCTTTCAGGAACGCCGTTTTAGCTGTTATACCAAAAGCCATAACCAAACGAGTTATCAATGAGGTTAAACAGGTTGCTCTCGGACAGGCTATTGATGTAGAAACAGCCCGTAAGAACTGTTTGGCAAATTTCGCCAAAGCAGGTGTAAATGAATCAATGATATGCCAATACCTCGGCATAAAATCAATCGCAGAAATTGATAAAGAACGCTTGTTTGAACTCCGGGCTACATGGAACGCTATCAGGGAGGGAACGACAACAGTACAGGAGACATTCATCCAACCATCCATTGAAGCAAAGGCACAGGCTGCAGCAGAAAAGAAATCAAACTCCGCACAGGAAAAGGCTGCGGCAGCTATCGCACAGGCAACAGGAACAGTTCCGGCAAACGTTGACCCGGAAACAGGCGAAATCAAGGAGGAAAAGAACAACAAGAAATCATCAACCAATAAAAAGTAAAACATTATGGAAATCAAAAAAGAAAACCTATTGAAAGCCCTTAATACAGGCTCTGACAGCGTTAAAGAAACAATCCTCGCTATTTTCCCCGAGTTAAAAGAAGAAGCGGCACAGAAAGCCGACAAACGCCCTGTAACGGAACGTATAAAGACGTTTGAGGACGCTTGTAATGAATTGGGAGATAGCCATCCTTTCATAGAAACATATCGCAGCTTCCATCATGATGTAAGAGCATCTGTAGGATATGAATATTTGATTGATATAGATGCATACCTTCAACTCCGCATAATATGCGCAGCTCTTAACGAGGGATGGGAGCCAAAATTCACAGAGGACGAGTGGCGTTATTATCCTTGGTTCTACCTATACACGCAGCAGGAGCTTGACGATATGGATGATGATGAAAAACAGGAACGACACATGATAGATACAGGCGATTATGAAACCGAATATTGCGGCTTCGGCTATGCGCATTCGTCTGACGTTCCCTCGTCTACGTCTGCGCCCATCGGCTCTCGCCTTTGCTTGAAAAACAGCGAACTCGCCACGTACTGCGGCAAACAGTTTATAAGCATTTGGGCTGATTTCAACCTTGTACGCCGCCGATAATGTTTGAATGGTATAACACCTTATGCGAACAAAGAAAACCCCGTAAAAACAAAATTTAATCAAAATAACAGACATGGAAGCTAAAAGTGAATTTATTCAGAAAGTAGATGCAACTATCAGCGAGTTTCAAGCTGACATCCACAAATCAGAGGAAAGGAAAGCAGTTATAATCATTGCATCAGAGCCGTTACCGGGCAAAGACGGAAGCAGTCAAACCGGGGCAGCATTAGGCAACGAAACCGAGTTGGTTTTGGCTCTCGCAGGATTTATGAGACAACCGACCATAAATGATTTGATAAAAAAGGCTGCGGCTTTGAATTTAGCTGCATCAATGGGAAGAATGTTTAACCAAAAGGAACAGGAGGACAACAAATGAGTAATACAATTATCAGACCGAAAGATCGTAACGAATGGCTTGAATTAAGAAAAGCAGGTATCGGAAGCAGTGAAGTAGCAACAATCGTAGGATTGAACCCTTGGGAAACACCGTATCAGTTATGGAGACGCAAATTAGGGCTTGACCCGGCTAAGGATGAAACCTTTGCTATGAAAGCCGGACACTATCTTGAAGATGCAGTAGCGCAGTTTTGGCATGACGCAACAGGCAACGAAATCATAAAAAGCTCTGCCGGGGATTGGCTCATTAAAGACAATGACCGACCGTATTTACAGGTAAGCCCCGACCGTACATATTGGCTCGCAGGACGAACCAAGAACAACAGCAACAAGGGTATATTGGAATGCAAGACAACCCAAAAACAAATCGACCCGGAAGATCTGCCGAAACACTGGTTCTGTCAGGTTCAATACCAACTCGGGGTTGCCGGGCTTGAACAGGGTAGCCTCGCATGGTTATGTTCCGGACGAGAGTTTGGCTACAAAGACTTGAGTTTCGTTCCTGACTTTTATTCATGGCTCATTGAAGAAGTAGATAGATTTTGGACTGACAATATCCTCGGTAAGCAAGAGCCATCCGCACAATCAGTACAGGACATTCTGTTAAAATACAACCGACACACGGACGGAAAATCAGTTGAGGTAAACGATGAAATATTTGAAGCGTACAACGAGTTGAAAAGTCTTAAAGAGGAATTGGCTGGGCTTGACGAGCGTAAAACAGCCCTTGAAGAAAAGATTAAGATTTCATTCGGGGATGCGGAAGCTATCAGTTATGCCGGGCAGACAATCGCTACATGGAAAGCACCGAAACCGAGTGAAAAATTTGATGATAAGGCTTTCAAGGCTGCACACCCAGACCTCGCGAAAGAGTTTACTAAGACAGTTCAAGGAGCAAGACGCTTCCTTTTGAAATAAGGAAAGGAGGAACAGGTATGATAGTCATATCAAACAGCCAGCGAGATTACATCGTGAAGTACATAGACCTAATGTGCGAAGCCCTTACAGGGAATGATAATAAGACATACAATACAAAGCGTATGGCTCGCAAACTGCAACGGCAGTTGATAGATAAACAGCCTATCAAAGCCAATGAATTATCATCCCTATTAAAAAATTCCTCGCCTCAAAAGTGATTATTTTATAATCGTTACTATATTTGCAATAACCGAAAAGATGAACAGTATAAACACTAAATATCAAAGCCTTGTATATGGGTGGATAAGCCGAAAGGAATCCAACGCTTGCTGTTATGCGTGGTTAGCCCTAAGTACGGGGCTTTTCTCATAAAAGGGTATGATAACATTAAGAGAAAACCAAGCCGAACCTATTCAAAAGGCAATAAGGTTCTTTCAAGAAAAGAACCCAAAGCCAAGTTTGATTGTACTCCCTACGGCTTGGGGAAAATCAATTCTGACGGCATTTGTAGCCAAGAACAGCAACGATAAGATGATAGTTCTGCAACCTTCCAAAGAGTTATTGGAACAGAATTATCTTAAATATTGTACACTATGCGGAGATTTCGGAACGAATGCCGGGATTTACAGCGCGAGTTTCGGACGAAAAGAGATAGCCCCTATTACTTACGCCACTATAGGTTCAATAAAGAATCTCGGGGCTGAATTTAAGCGATACGGGTTTACCAAGATGTTGATAGATGAAGCCCACCTTTACCCCCGTGAAGCTGACAGTATGCTCGGACGCTTTCTGAAAGAGAGTGGAATAACCCATGTTCTTGGAATAACGGCAACTCCGGTAAAATTACAGACAAACCGGGATAAAGACGGATGCACATTTTCAAAACTTGTTATGCTTACCTCCCGGAGCAAAAAAGGAAACTTTTTCAAGGAAATAATACACGTGGGACAGGTTGCGGAAATGGTAAGGCTGGGATTTTGGAGCAAATTGTATTATGAGGCTGCCGATTTTGATGACAGCCTGTTAGTGTTCAACAGCTCGAAGTCAGAATACACGGAAGACAGCGTTCAAAGAGCATACGATGCAAACGGAGGCACACAATCCATCATTGATGCACTCGACAACCACCCGGAAAGACAGCACATATTGGCTTTCTGCCCATCTGTACAGGATGCTATCGAATTATCTGAACGGTACAACAATTCTGCCGTGATTTACGGCGAAATGGATAAGAGAGAGCGTGAGAACATTATCAAGCGTTTCAAAGCCGGGGAAATACGGGTTATTTTTAATGTAAGGGTGCTTTCCACAGGTTTTGACTATACGGGAATAGACTGTATTGTTCTTGGAATATCCACAGCTTCCATAGCTCTGTATTATCAGATTATAGGACGAGCGACACGTATAGACCGGGACAAGAAAGATGCGCTTATAATCGACCTCGGAGGCAATGTAAGCAGATTCGGTCGTGTCGAGGATATATGTTTTGAGAAAGGCAGGTTATGGCGTATGTTCGGAACTGGCGGCAAGCTGTTAAGCGGAATACCTATTCATGACATCGGACATTATACTCGTGAGGACACCCAAGCGATAGACGCACAGGCAAACGCCCCGATTGAGATAATGCCTTTCGGTAAGTACAAAGGGAATAGAATATCGGACATCCCGCTGGAATACAGGCAATGGATGATAAGGGCTTTCGATTGGAACTCACGTAACGAGAAGCTCCGCAAATCAATAATGGCAACTCTCTAAAAGCACAAGTTATGGCAAGACCGAAGAAACAAACAGTTGATTATTTCCCACATTTCGTCAAATGTGGGCGTACAATCTACATCCTTGAAAACAGGTTCGGGAATGACGGTTATGCGTTTTGGTTCAAGCTCCTTGAGATACTCGGGGAAAGCGAGGGACATTTTTATGATTGCTCAAACTTATCCAATTGGGAGTACCTTCTTGCCAAAACACGTGTTGAAGAAAAAACGGCACAGGACATTATCAGGGTCTTAATAAACCTCGGTAAGATTGATGCCGGGTTATGGGATGAAAACCGTGTTATATGGATTGAGAATTTTGTCAAAAACATATCCGATGTTTACAGAACCCGGAATACTATGCTGCCGGAGAAGCCATGTTTTGAGAATCAAAAACAAGCGGAACATAAGGTTTTCAGCGAGGAAACACATCAAGAGGGAGGGTTTTCTGCACAAGAAACCCCTAAAGGAGAGGAGAGTAAACCAAAGGAGAAAATAAAATATCCTTATCAGGATATATGCGACCTTTGGAACTCTATCTGTGTATCAATGCCCCGTGTATTTAAGCTGAATGATGACAGGCGGCAGAAAATAAAGAGCCGTTGCAATGAGTGGGGCAAAACTCCCGAAGTATGGTTACAGACTGCAGAAGGCATATTCAAGCGTATGGAGGCGAGTGATTTCTGTAAGGGTAGCGCAGGATGGAAAGCAACATTTGACTGGCTTTTCAGCAACAGCGCAAACAGCATAAAGGTCATGGAGGGTAACTACGACAACAAACAGGGCGCACAGGCTGACAAGCCCAAGAATTGCAAGCTCGGAGTTGGAGAATACATCGACAAGGACGGGCGCAGGACATACGGTTCGGGTAAAGCTACCATACCGCAGGACGCACCTCCAAGACCGGGCGAGAAATATTGTTGGGATGAAGCATCTAAAAATTGGATTTACTTATGATGAATTGGGATAAATACGGGATAAAGATACCTTACGGACGTACATCGGGCAATGTTAAGGTGCATTGCCCACAATGCCGTGACCAACGCCATGACAAGCGAGACAAAAGCCTTTCATGCGACCTTGCGACAGGTATGTTTAAATGCCATTATTGCGGCTTTAGCGGTTGCGCAAAAGAGCCGGACGAACAGGAGAAACGCAAGTGGATGGAACAGCAGCCTTGGTTCAACGAAGCTCCCATACGGAAACAAAAACCTGTGTATAAAAAGCCTACCCACACCGGGAATACCTCCCTATCGCAAAAGGCTTTAGCTTGGTTTTCAGGAAGAGGGATAAGCCCGGCAACACTGACAGCCCTAAAGGTTACAGAGGGGCAAGAATGGATGCCTCAAAAGAACGGAAAGGCTAACACGATACAGTTCAACTACTACCACAACGGAGAGTTAAAAAACACGAAGTTCAGAACCGGGGACAAATGTTTCAAGCTCGTATCGGGCGCAGAACTTCTCCCGTATAACATCGACAGCATAAAGGGCTGTAAGGAATGTATTATCACGGAGGGGGAAATGGATGCGCTTTCGTTTTATGAGTGCGGACGACACGATGTAGTCAGTGTTCCAAACGGGGCAAACGCAAATCTTGACTATCTTGATGACTACATTGAGGAATATTTCGATGACAAGGAGACGATATTTATAGCTTCCGACACAGACACGAAAGGAGTTATCCTCCGGGACGAGCTGATACGCCGATTTGGGGCTGAACGCTGCCGGGTTCTTGAGTATGGCGAGGGATGTAAGGACGCTAACGAACACTTGATGAAATACGGACGTGACAGTCTATTGAAATGCCTTGCCAACGCTCCCGAAATAAAGCTGGAGGGAATTTTCACTGTTTCAGATTTCGAGCAATCCCTTGACGCCCTGTTTGAGTACGGTATGCAAAAAGGCGTAACAATCGGGCATGATAATTTCGACCGCCTGTTATCGTTTGAGACCAAACGCCTGTGTGTCGTTACGGGTATTCCCGGCTCGGGTAAATCAGAGTTTATTGACGAGATAGCCGAAAGGCTTAATATGCGATACGGGTGGCGTTTCGCCTATTTCAGCCCGGAAAACGCTCCTCTTGCCTATCATGCTTCTAAACTGATAGAAAAGTTCACGGGCAAGAAATTCGACAAAGAACACCTTTCATTCGGCGAATACAAACAGGTTAAGCAGCACCTCGAAACAAACTTTTTCTTCATATCCCCGAAAGATAATTACAGGATAGACACCATCCTTGAGCGTGCTAAGTTCCTCGTAAGACGGAAAGGTATCAAAGCACTGGTTATTGACCCGTACAACCGTTTGGAGGACGAAAGCGAGGGGCAAAATGAAACGAAGTACATTTCAAAGCTGCTCGACAAGATGACGAATTTCGCACAGCAGAACGACATTCTGATTATCCTGATGGCACACCCGACAAAAATGCCAAAGACTAAAGACGGGAAAATCGAAGTTCCTACCCTGTATGACATCAGCGGCTCGGCTAACTTCTACAACAAAACAGACTTCGGTATCACGGTACACCGGGACAGGGAAAACAATACAGTCGAAGTACACGTGCAAAAGGTGAAGTTCAGACACCTTGGAGAGTGCGGAACAGCTCTTTTCAAATACAATCTTAATAACGGGCGATATACCCCGTACACAAACGGTATAGACCCTGCTTGGGATAATACCAACCATTTACAGGAAGAAATGAAACAACGGTTGCAGGATGCAGAGGAGGCGGCTGTATTTGACTTTGATTCAATCATGCAAGCCCCCTATGAGGACTGCCCGTTTTAACCATATAAAACAGCAAAAAATATGAACAAGATTTATTACTCTAATCAACCTATCATGTTACAAAGCTCTGTAACGGATGCTATTCCGGAAGAGTTATTCAAAAAGGACGTTATGGAAAGCACTCGGCTTATGATGGAACGTCTGACAACTGACGAACAAATGCGAGTGTCCTTTATCCCGTTGATAATAACACAGCTCGCATGGATGTATGCAGACAAGGCTATGGAATGTGCGGCAAGGGATAAAGTGAGTATTCTCAAAAAATTGAGCCGTACACTTAAACTGGTTCACAAAAAGTACGATGATGAACTGCGGCGTGACCTTGATTATAACCATCTGCAAAATATAACCCGGCAGACGGAAATGTGCGTTGAGGAAATGAACCGTGATTTGACAATACTCTATTTCTCTGTAAACCAAGAGTTCAAGAGAAGCACACCTGAATACCCATGTGACGAACAACGGACATACGCTATAATTTCAACGCTTTTCATAGATCTGCTGAAAGCCCATAACCTTGAAATGGATAAACTGCTTGCTGACAGGCTGAACGACAGGAACCTTGCTCCAAGCATTGTTCCTCCACTGATACAGCAATTACGAAAAGGGATGGTAGCGTTTGCCGGGGTTGAGGGGAAATTCAACTATAAAGACCATAATGTAACACTCGCAATGTCGGTTATCCACAACAGGATAAAAAGCATTGAATTTTCACTATCAGACTGAAAGGAGGCAATATATGAGCAAACCTAAGAGTAACGGACTTGTAGAACTTGTAGATGAAAAGCCGGGCATAGATAACAATAGTTGGAACTGCATGGATTTTTGGCTTTTCTCAGGCAATGAGGAAGATAAATCATGGGATGCTTCCCATGCCCGTTTTCTTCAAGCGAAAAACGGGAATTGCCCTTATCGTAACAGATGCCAACGATACGCTCGGACAATGGAACGGCATAAAAAAGAGCCACGCCAATTAACTCTATTTAGATAGGTCATGAAGTGTCAATACATCTACACGGAACAAGGCGAAAAGGTATTGATACCCGGCTGTATGGCTGTTTCGGGATGCATGGAGGATTGCACCTGCCGCAGTGAAAAAACATTTGCGGAGTTTGAGCGTGAAGAATACAATAAAGCTATAAAGGCTTTACGGGAAGAGATAAAAGACCTTGAGAGTGAAAATGAGCGATTAAATAGAATTATCAAAAAGCTAACACGCAGAAAAGGAATACAACATGGGAAATGATGATAGACATTGTAGCTATTGCGTTCATTATGAACCATGCGCTGATTTCAGAATGTACTGTAAGGCATTGAAAAGGCGTATAACAGCGAAAAAGAAGCCATGCAAATATTATGAATCATTAATCAAAAGAAGATATGAAACAAGTAAAAGTAAAAATTGAAACAACAGTTGAAACAACATTGGGAGGCAAACCTGTTAATGAGCTTTTGAAAGATATAGCTGATTTGTGTCATGAAAGACTGGAATACTCAACATCAAAAAATGAGGGATGTGAAATGCTGTATGAAGACCAAGAGTATGAAGATTACAGAAATGACATGGAAGACAGGGTAAGTGTTCTTGAAGGTGCGCTTTGTCAAATATTGGATTTATTGGAGGATTGAACTATGAAGGCAAAAGTAAAAGCAACAGGTAAGGTTATTATACTTAATGAAAAAGTAAGCCTAATAGATTATGCTCGTGGATTTTACAGAGATACAGAAGGGAATAAATACCACTACAATGAGATTGAAATATTTGAGAGTGAATATGAGAAACCTATCGACTGGGAACAGAGACGCTATGAATTGGCTAAAGAACTGATGAAAGGCTTTGCTGCCAATCCACATAATCAGTGCGTTGATGCAACCACTGAAACATTAGCGCAATGGAGTGTTGGCGGAGCTGATGCACTCATTGCTGAATTGAAGAAAGGAGGTATGAAATGAAAACAGAATATTTGGACGAATTGACTCCAACTCAGTTAAAGGAAAAACTTTATTTGTTGGGAGTAAAACTGTCGGATGACCAATATAGGACACTTTTAAATCGTGGAAGAACATTCATATATGCACCACGAAAGAAGAAGACGGATAATGCAAATATATTGTACAGATTATCAATCCTCGTTTTCTTTTGTTGGGCTGTTTTTATCCGATTTATAATTCAACCTATAAAGTGGTTGTTTACCGGGAATGAGTATTTCAGCATGGATAACCCGATATATAAATTTACGATTAAGTGGGGACGAAAGATTGGGTTTTAAATGGGAAATAATTATGAAACGAGTGGTTATCAACACAAAATTACCCCAAAGATGAACAGGAAAGTAACCGTAAATGAAATAAGAGAGTTCCTCGCTGCCGCATTAAGGCAGTTTGAACAGGGAGGAATATATGTTGAACGTGTCCGGGTAAAACGGACGGAAACAGGTGATGTACAGGACATTTACATAGACTACGAGGAAAGGGACATAACAGCTAACACCCCTAAATAACAGGGTGATACATGAACGCAAATGTTCCGAACTTAACCAATAAAAACGATTGTCAAACCCATTAAACAGTAACAAAATGGCAAATTTCAGTATCAAGGCAGACCTCCTGAAAGTAAAGGGGGCTTTCGTAAAAGACCTAAAAGGAAAGACCGGAGCGGTTAAACGCTGCCTCATTATCCCGGTTGAAGACAGCGGTATGTTTCTCGGCGAAAAGGGCTGTTATCTTAACATGACAGCTATCGAAATGAGGGAAGCCAAATACAACGACACCCACTGTGTCAAGGTATCACTCTCCAAAGAACAGTACGAGGCGATGACAGAGGAGGAACGGAACAACACTCCTATCATCGGCGGTATGCACGAGATTAAGGCGAACCCTAAACCCGTTGACACCTCTGCAGTAGTATCAGATGATGACGATCTGCCGTTCTGATAAACACACAGGGCTATACGGCACAGGAGCAATTCGGGGAGAAATCCCCGTTTTGTTGTCATGACTTTGTTTTAGCCCAAAATTCAAAACTTCTTTTTATGGATAAGCAATGTAACGTAAAGGCAAAGAAAAGCCGAAATACGGCGAAACAGCCACAAATAAGGGACGTTTTCACAATTATATGCCATACAGACCTGCACGTTGAGTGTGTCAAGGAGTACAAATTCCACCCGATACGTAAATGGCGGTTTGATTATGCGATACCAGAGTATAAGATAGCCTTGGAAGTTGAGGGCGGCGTATGGACGGGAGGTCGGCACACTTCATCAACGGGCTTTCTAAAGGATATGGAAAAATACAATACCGCCACATTGATGGGCTGGCGTGTGTTTAGAACAACTCCCGATGAATTGTATAAGACAGCAACGATAAATTTGATAAAAACCGCAATTTCGGGCTGTTTTACCCCCTAAATATGCTCTTTTTTGCTCAAAATGTGATTATTTTATAATCGTTTTCTAACTTTGTAGCACATAACATAATTTGACGATATGAAAACAGAAACGGTACACCTGTCGCAGATACAGGTAAACGGGGCTAATCCCCGTATCATCAAGGATGACAAGTTTGCGAAGCTGATAAACTCCATACTTGCACTGCCTAAAATGCTCGAACTCCGACCTATCGTAGTGGATAACACGATGGTAGCCCTCGGAGGAAATATGCGTTACCGGGCATTATCTGCCATAGCCTCAATGACAGCGGACGAAATCCGGGACAGGCTTAACTCAATAAGGGATTTTCAGAAGAAAACAGAAGCCGAACAGCAGTTACTCGTTCAGTTTTGGGAAAAGTGGAAAGACAGCCCGAATGCGCCTGTTATCAAGGCTTCCGAACTGACAGACGAGGAACAAAGAGAGTTTATCATCAAGGATAATGTTGGCTATGGAGAATGGGATATGGATGCACTTGCCAACGAATGGGACAATGAAGACCTCGCTGATTGGGGTGTGGACGTATGGCAGGAAGACAGTAGCTCCACAGGAGGAAGCGGAACAGGCGAAAGTAGCCCGGCAAAAACCACTTTGAACGACCGCTTTGTTGTTCCTCCGTTCTCTATCCTCGACACCCGTAAAGGCTATTGGCAAGCCCGTAAAAAGGTGTGGCGAGAGCTTATCGGGGATATGGGCGAAAGCCGTAACGATACGCTTATAACAAGCCCCGAAATCAAGTACAAAGACTTGTATCAGAAGACACGGCAACACAGGGAGGAACTCGGATTGACGTTCAAGGAATATCTCGACAAGTATGTTCCGGATGATGTGAAAGAACGTGAGGCGCAGAAAGTTCTATCAGCTGGAGTGTCATTGCTTGACCCTGTTATGGCTGAAATAGTCTGCCGATGGTTCGGTATGGAAAACTGCAAGACATTTGACTGCTTTGCCGGAGATGGCGTGTTCGGTTATGTATCGGCACACCTCGGAAATGAATTTGTCGGAATAGAACTGCGTCCCGAACAGGCTCAACTCAATAATGAGCGTGTGGAGGGCATGAACGCCCGGTATATCTGTGATGACGGACAGAACGTGGCACAGCATATCGAACCGGAAAGCCAAGACCTTCTGTTTAGCTGTCCCCCGTACTTCGACTTGGAAGTGTACAGCGACCTACCGAATGATGCAAGCAACCAAGGCAGTTACGAGGATTTTATAGCGATACTCCGAAACGCATTCTCGGCGGCTATCGGATGTCTGAAAGAAGACCGCTTCGCCGTGATTGTAGTTGGCGATGTAAGGGATAAGGCAACGGGCTGTTATTATGACTTCTGCGGCGACATCAAAAGGATATTCAAGGATAACGGAGTAAACCTGTATAATGAGATTATCCTCATAGAAACGGGCGCAAGTACAGCCCTAAGAGCTTCCCGATACATGGAGAGCCGCAAGGTTGCCAAGATGCACCAAAATATCCTCGTGTTCTACAAAGGAAAAACCAAAAACATTAAAAACAATTTCAAAAAAATAGAGTATGCAAGCGAAGATTTGGAACTTTTCAGAGTGGATTCAGGAAACGAACCCACAGAAGATACGGCAAATGTTTGATGAATGGCTTCGGAAAGCCGGGTTCAATATCCTATGCTTTACCGACCATCATTTCAGCCCACAAGGTTATACGGCATTATGGTTGCTGACAGAAAGCCATTTTGCCGTACACACGTTCCCGGAGTTCGAAAAAACATATATTGAACTGTCAAGCTGCAACCTTGAATTCTACCAAGAATTTCTAAAACTGACTAAAGAACTGTAACAATGAGTAAAGCACAAGACAAGAAGCGAAACCAACTGAAACTTGCCCGGCTTGAGATAGTCGCACAGCTATACAAGCGTGGGTATAGCATACGAAAAATACAGTCGGAGGTCGTGAAACGGCTTGAACTGAAAACATACTCTTTGGCAACGGTACACAAGGACATCCAAACCCTCCTTGACGAGTGGAGGGAAAACCGCATAGAGGATATGGATGCAGCCCTGCAGCTCGAACTTGAACGCATAGATGACACGGTAAGGGAGTTATGGGAACAGTGGGAAAAATCAAAGACAGATTATACCAAGACTGCCAGGAAACAAAAAGGCTCTCCCACACGGGATAACCAAACCGGGCAAACATCCATACGAACCTATCAGACTGAAAGGACAGAAACCGAAGTTATACGGCTTGGAGACCCGTCCTACATTTCAGAGATACGACAGCAGCTCGCAGAACGGCGCAAACTGCTCGGGCTGTATGCCCCGGAAAAGAAAGACATATCGGGAGGAGTTTCATTTACATCATTCCTTATCGAAAGCGGAATGCTGGACGATGCGGAGCAACAGCTATCAGAATAAAGCGATTGCCGCCCCGACACGGGCTTTTCTTTTCATGTGCGGATAAGTGAACCAACAATAAACGAAACAGCCAAATACGGCGAATCTTGATAAAATAACTATGGCAAAGAAAAACGACACAAAAATGCGAAAGGTCGGGCTGGAGCTTATGAACTCTTGGCGTGCGGATTGGTGCAAGTTCGTCCGTGAGGCTTTCGGGGTCTGTCTTGACGAGGAACAGCAGGCTATTTTAAGGAGCGTACAATACAACAGGCGCACCTCTGTTGCTTCGGGAACTGCTCGTGGAAAAGATTTCGTTGCGGCGTGTGCAGCCGTTTCGTTCCTGTATCTTACCCCACGCTGGAGAAAGAACAGCAACGGAGAGATAGACCTTGCGGAGAATACCAAAGTAGCCCTAACAGGACCAACAGACCGACAGGTAAAGAACATCATGATGCCGGAAGTAAGCCGCCTGTACAACCGGGCAAAGAAACGGGGCATAGAGCTACCGGGGCGATTGACATCCTCCGATATACGAACAGATTATGCCGAATGGTTTCTGACAGGTTTCAAGGCCGATGACAACAACCATGAAGCGTGGTCGGGCTTCCATGCAGTTCACACGATGTTTGTCGTAACGGAGGCAACAGGTATCGGGGATGATACATTCGGGGCTATCGAGGGAAACCTGCAGGGCGACAGCCGCATTCTTATCGTGTTCAACCCCAACACTCCCGTAGGTTATGCAGCCCGTTCCCAAAAGGGCGACAGGTGGGCTAAATTCAGCCTTAACAGCCTCACAGCCCCCAATGTGGTGCAAAAGAAGATAATCATACCGGGACAGGTGGATTATGAATGGGTCATAGACAAGCTCCAAAACTGGTGTATGCCCATATCCGAAAAGGATGTGCAAACGGAACTTGATGATTTTCAGTTTGAGGGAAAATGGTATCGCCCGGATGACCTGTTCAGAAAGAAAGTCCTCGGGAAGTTCCCGAAAGTTGCCGATGATGTGCTATTGCCGCAGCAATGGATAGAGCTTGCACATGACCGTTGGAAAAGGGCGCAGGGGAAAGAGCCTGTAAACTCAGATACTCCTATGCTCGGTGTCGATGTGGCAGGTATGGGGCGCGACTGTACCTGTTTCTGTGAGCGCAAGGGAATGTGGGTCGCTCCTTTCGTTACCCACAATTCGGGAGGCTCGGCTGACCACATGAGTATTGCCGGGCAACTTATAGCCTATCGCCGGAGGAATATCGAAATGTATGTAAGCATAGACACCATCGGCGAGGGCGCAGGAGTTTATAGCCGCTGTGTGGAGGTTGGAGGCGACAGACACTTTATAAGTTGCAAATACAGCGAAGCAGCCAAAAACCGTAATGACAAAGACCTTACAGACATAACAGGGCAGCACAAGTTCCTCAATATGCGAGCGTATCTCTTTTGGTGCGTCCGTGATTGGTTGAACCCCAAGAACAACACAGGAGCCATGCTGCCGCCCGATGCACAGTTTGACGAGGAAGCTACGGAAATACGTTGGTTCTTCCGTTCTGACGGGAAAATACAGATTGAACCAAAAGAGGATATAAAACAGCGTATCGGACGAAGCCCGGACAAGTTTGATGCGCTTGCCAACACGTTCTACCCTATACAGAACAGACAGCCGATAGACCTTAACAGGCTTTCAAAAATGATAAGAAGATAACACTTAAAATTATTATCGTATGACAATCGAGGAATTATTAAAATCGGGAGCTTCAGCGGAAACAATCATCGCCGCTCTGAAGGAAAAATCAATCATCGTTCCTGTATGGTCGGGGCGTTATGGTCTTGTACAGCAGTTTGACCCGACCAAGCACCCGGTAATGAACAAACAGAAATACCCGGATATCGTTACCGATGATGGAATAGAGTACGTAACCCGTATAACCTGCGACCTGCAAAGGCTTGCCACAAAGCGCATGACGGAACTTGTTACGGGCATACCTGTAAAGCGTGTGTACAAGCCCGATAACGACCGTCAAAAGGAGATTGCAAGCTATATCGAAAGTATCTATGAACGCAACCGCATAGACAGCGTAAACAACGAGCGTTGCAATATGCTGTTTGCCGGATGCGAGGTTCTGACACTATGGTATGCCATAGAGGAACGGAACAACCTGTACGGGTTCAACAGCCCATTGAAATTGCGTTGCAGGAACTTCTCCCCCATGTTGGGCGATGACCTGTACCCCCTGTTTGACGAGTACGGAGATATGATAGCCATGTCAGTAGGCTACAGCCGCAAGAAAGGGCGAAAACTCGTCCAATACTTCGATACCTATACAGCCAACAAGCACATCAAATGGAGCAATGAGAACGGTAGTTGGCAAGAGGTTGATAACGAAGATATTACTCTCGGAAAGATACCCGGTATTTATACGTGGAGACCAACGCCTATTTGGGAAGACACCTCAAAGACCGTGTATGAAATTGAATGGGCATTGAGCCGTAACGGTAACTATTTGCGTCAGAATTCAAAACCGCTGTTTGTCGTGTTCGCCGATGAAGCGATAAGCTATGGCGATGAAAAAAGCCCAAATAAAGAGTTCCGCTCTATCATGCAATACCCCAAAGGCTCAACGGCACAGTATATAACTTGGCAACAGGCTGTCGAAAATTTGAAATACTATGTTGGAGAACTCCGTAGCCTCTTCTTTACACAACTCCAACTGCCGGATTGGTCTTATGAGAAAATGTCACAGCAAGCACTTTCCGGGGAAAGCCGCAAGCAGATGTTTATTGATGCACAATTGAAAGTCAAAGATGAAAGCGGACGGCTCATTGAATTTTTTGACAGGGAAATGAATGTTATCAAGGCATTTCTTAAAGTCATGCTTGGGGAACAATTCCACAAGGATATTGACGCTTTGAAAGTCGAAATGATTATAACCCCGTTTGCCATAACGGATGAAAAAGACACCATAAACAATCTTATGGCTGCAAACGGCGGCGAACCTATCATGTCGCAACGTGAATCCATTGAGCTGTTCGGGCATAGCGATGATGTTGATAAGACCCTCAAGGAGATAGCCGAACAAAGGAAGAAAGATATTTTTGAACCAACTGAATAAACTATAAACAGCTATGGCAAGACAAACAACACGAAAGCAGCAGAGAGAGCAGCCGAAATATAAATGCCGCCACTGTCAGCACAGCTATGATTGGCACGAGATTGGCGCAAACGGGAAACCGTTCATGTGCCGATGTCCGTTCTACAAGGAAGGGAAATTCTGTATCTTCCTGTCAGACCCACAATGCGAACACTTTTTGAAACGGGAGGACGCAGATCATGCCGAAACTGAATAAGTACGACAAGGAACACATGGAGAACCTGTCAGCCTATGAGCAAGAGGTTGACAGGTTATACCGTCAGATAATACAACAGGCGGCTACAATAGGTATCTCCATTTCGGGCGATTTCAACCCCGACAAGCCTTTTTCTTTTGACGATTACCCAACTATAAAGAAACGTGTCGAAAAGCTGTTGTCGGCTTTGCAAAGCGGTTTGTCAACAGTCATTCTGAACGGGATAGATGCGGAGTGGACTCTTGCCAATAACAAGAACAGCGAACTGTCCCGTATGGTTTTCGGGGATAATATCGGGAAATTGTCAGAGGAACAATACAAACGGTATTTCAGTACAAACGACAACGCCCGTATAGCTTTCAAGGAACGAAAGGAAAACGGGCTGAACCTTTCCGACAGGGTTTGGCGTTATACGAACCAATTCAAGGACGAGATTGAACTTGCCTTGGATTTAGGCATACGAAGCGGACTTTCGGCTGATGAAATGACACAGGATTTGCGAGATTACCTGAGATACCCAGACAAGCTGTTCCGGCGTGTACGTGATGAACACGGGCAATTGCAACTATCCAAGCGAGCTGCAGCTTTCCATCCGGGACAGGGCGTTTATAGAAGTTCGTACAAGAACGCTCGGAGATTGGCTGCTACCGAAACGAACATGGCTTACATGACTGCCGACTATGAGCGTTGGCAGCAGCTTGATTTTGTCGTTGGGATAGAAATCCGGCTGTCGAATAACCATACGTTAAACGGAGAGCCTTTCGTGGATATTTGCGATGAACTGAAAGGGCGATATCCCAAAGACTTCAAGTTTACCGGATGGCACCCACATTGCCGCTGTCATGCAATTACGATATTGAAGACAGACGAGGAAATAGCGGAGGACACGCAGAAGATACTGAACGGAGAAGAATTGGACGGTAACAGCATAAACCGTGTGGATGATGTCCCTGATAATTTCAAAAAATGGTTGCAGGATAACGAAGCGAGGGCGAAAAGAAGTTATTCAATGCCGTACTTTATCCGTGATAATGAAAAATACCTGCCGGGCAACTACAAGAACCTCTATGCGATGAAGAAACCATACGACACTTACGAGGAGTATGAGGATGCTATGAGGTACAACAGGAGATACGCTGGTTTTTCCGCTGATATAGCTCGTAACAACAGGGAGTTATCAGATGTGCTGCCTGTCATGCAAGGTAAGATAATGAACTTCACGGAAGCGGACGGAAGTAGATGCAATCCGAATTTTACGATTGAAAATGCGGAGGGTTTGGGTTATCAACACAACTGCCAAACCTGTACAATGACATACGAGTTAAGGCGTAGAGGTTTCAATGTAGAGGCAAAGCCAAGCCCTCTTGTAAAAAAGGTTATGAGAGAGTTTGATTTATTCGCAGCTTCAAAAGGAGCTAATTGGACTTTGCGTTTCCTAAACTCTGATGGAACACCTGTAAAATACAAATATTCCGGGTATGACATTCCTAAAGATACAATCGCATCCAAAAACGCATATATCCAAAATGAAACAAAGCAACAAGGACGATATGAAGTATATTGTGCTTGGAAAGGCAAAAACGCAGGAGCACACGTGTTTATTGTAGAAAGACAGAAAAACGGCGAGCTGCTATGGTTTGACCCACAGTCAGGTCGCCGGGGAGGAGCATTCAAAGACTATTTACAACGAATGTCAAAACTCAAAATAAGCATACTTCGGATAGATGATAAATTGATAAATCCGCTATTTGCAGAAAGATTAATCAAAGCTATTTAATATCTTCAAGCTATCTGTACCAGATACCAATTTAGCTACCCCTTGCTCGAACAGGATGCAACATGGCAATCCTGTCGGGCAAGGAAATTCATCATCAGTCTTAACACCAACACTATAAACATCAGCATTGTCATACTTTCCAAGATAGTCAATGCTATCGTAGCCATTTTCTACGGCTGTATCAGTTACAATTTTCGGTATATCCATCGTCAGTTATTTTTATCAGATTTCGCCGTAAAACGGTCTTCTATCTGTTTTCGTTAATACTATTGTCTCAAAAATTATCGCCCGGCATTCAGCCCCATTCAAAGCCAAACAGTTATCAAGGCTTGTGGCAAATATACGGATAAATAGTCTGTTTACAAAACAGTATTTAATTCGGGATGTCTGCATTTTTGTGATTATAAAACAATCGCAAACACCCCGAATTTGCCGCTTTTTAGCCCCGACAAGCGTTTTTCTTTCAAAGAACGTATATTTTATTATCCAAGCAAAAGAAAAGCCTTATACGGGCTTTATTTGCGTTTTCCTCTTGACTTCTTCTTTCGTGATTGTACACTTGCGCCCATTGTACGGCTTCCCGTCAGATACTCCGATGTTCCAAAGCCGGGCACCTTGCAGCCGACCTGTCCCGGCGTAAACTGCTCATAAATTGCGGCAAGGCTCGAAAAGAAAAAGTCCGTGCGGTCATCGTCCTGTATTGGCGGCTCTTTGAACTGAACCCGGTAAATCCAATTTCTATACCCCATGATTATTAGCCTCCAACTGTTTACGGTAAGTGTTATTGCTCATAGCCTCCTGTATCTTCCAAGCCTTCCAAATGCGCTCCATATCCTCCGGCGTAAGGTCTTCCCTTTTCCGGCTTCCGCTTCTCTCATCATCAAAGTACAAATTATGTTTCCCGATATAAGCCGACATAAAAGAGCGTTTGAAATCATCAAATTCACGCTTATAGTTAGCTTTGTGCCAATTGAACAGGCTTGAAATATCTGCATACTGCAGTGCTGTAAGTTCAATACGGATAGCTGAACGTGTCGGCTGTGTGTATGTCATACCCGATATGTCGCAAACAGAACAAAGACATCGGATAAAAAGGTTCATCATTTCCTTGTTCCTCCCGATTTCAAATGTGTATGCATGTTTGGTTTCAATATCCAGCACCTCTTCCAACTTAACTCCGTACTGTTGGCAAATACGCTCAATCGCTCTCCGGGCATTGTTTGCCTCGCCTTGACATCCTCTTTCGGAAAGAGCTTGAAGCTTTTGGAGCTTGCTTTTAAGGCTCTCGAACTGTTCATTGTCATGTGTCATAACTTATCCTCCTCGCATTTTCGGTTTACAACTGCTTCCCCATGTAGGGAAAACTCTATGTCCTTGATGACATCCAAGGCTTCGGGCTGAACCTCGACCTTGGAAAGTATGGCGGCAATATTCTTTTCGACTATCGCCTCTGACTCTTGGCGGCTATGCGCCTGTACTGTTACCTGCCCGTTAAATACGAGCTTTGCTCTGATTTTGAAATTCTTTTTTGCCATAGTTATTTTTGATTTACGCCCCTATGTGGGGCAGGCGTTACTTCCCCCCAAGGAAAAACAGGGTATATACGCCTGTCCCGATAGGGACTTTTGACGAGATTACGTCAGTAATCTTATTCTATTTTCTCCTATTCTCTACTCTCCTTTCGCGCGCGCCTGTACGGGTTTATTGGTAGAAAACTGCTTGAAATTTTGGTTTTCTTTGAGAAAAACAGGGTTTTCTACATTGGAAACTCATTTTTACCCTAAAACCTATATTCTTTTTATTCGTTGGGCAACATCATCTCCCCAATATCGGCGAATAATCTTAATCGCTTCCAAATCTCCGTCCCAAGAAAACATACACTCGTGATTATTATACTCATAGAAGTAAACCTCCTGTGGGTCGCACTCTTTCGGTATGGCGGCGAGGTTATCATCATAAAAACGGAAGAAACCTTCTAAACCCTCTTTCGTCCCAAACGCTCCAGTTCCTTTATCCTGTAAAACTTTGTCCCCATCCTTGATATGCCCGAGTTCCACAAGGTGTCTATACCCCTCCGAAAACTGTTTATTGCTAAAAGCAAAGAACACCCCGTATTTATCAGCATCGGGGTGCGTGTCCTTGATTTGGCGATAACGATTAATCGTTTGGTCGTTTAGCATAACCACACCGCCCTCATAATTATCCCAATCACGGTAATAACTTAACTCTCCTTTTGTGGTCTTAATCGTTTGAATTTCGTGTGCCATTGTCTGATGTATTGGTTACAAAGTGAAAACTATGTATCTAGCCCCGTAGCTGTTCCTGTCGTAGGAAACATGGAAACCCTCTGAACGGGCGAAATCAATCGCCGCCTGTTCGTCTGCCATACGGATTGTATTTCCGCAACCCTTGATGTCCGTCTTACTGATATGACGGTCACAAATGAAACAGGCTCTGCCGCTTCCTTTTATCCTTTCGCTTATCTTATTGATGAACTCCTCCTTTGTGAATGGGGCGTTCTGAATCATTTCCATACGCAATCTTTCTGCTGCTGTCATAGTCTTATCATTGATTATGCCCGGCAAATAAACCGTTTAGCGGCTGTCTGCCGGGCGATTGTTATTACTCTTTTACTCTCTTAACTCTGTTCATCAATTGCCCCGAAATTTCGTGAAGTTCACGGCTTCTTTCCGGTGTCAGTTCCCTTGCGTGTGCCGTTATAGCCTGTGTCAGCTTCCAAAGAGTTGCGCCGCCCTGTACGCCATCCTCCGGGTCATTACGCATGAGGATTTTTTCAACTTCCTTGCTCTCTGTTTTAAGGAGGCTTCCGTTCTTGGTAAGGTTTTTCAGCTCATGCTCGAAATCAACATCAATTTCGCTCGCCCCTTGTATCTCAATGGCTTTCTGCATGAGGTTGTCCTTACTGAATAATCCCTTTGTCAAATCCCTAACAGCTGAAACGGTTGTCTTTGTATCAAGTTCGTAGGTCTTTTGAGATAACTGCAGGTTGTCCGGGAGCTTTGAACCGAGGTGTACCTGTTTCATAACGCTTTCGCGAACCATACCATTAAGGCAAGCCCCGTTCAAGAGGAAAGCCCTCATGTCAACAGCCCCGTCCCCATAGTCTGATGTACTGAATCTTGCCCCGGCGAAAATAACAACATCGCCATTCTTGGCTGTCGGTATCGTGATAGGTGTCGGCAGTATCGTTTCAGCCCATACCTTGGTGTCATTCATGTATGCGTCCGATATAACCGCTCCTTGGTGCGCTGCCTCTTGAACAAAAGCCGTAAGTATTTCAACGCTGTTCAAACGGCGGTAGCTGTCGGATAAAACGCCCCTTACCTGTTCCCCTACGGTTCTGATAAGTACACGGCTTCTATCAGTCCAATCGCTGTGCTGGTTCAACAAATGAGCCGCCAGCGCAACCGCCCAAGGCTCTCCCGATGCAAGACCCCTCAAGTATCTTTGAGGTATGCCCATACGGTCAGCAAGCTGCCCTATGGCGTTATCGTGAAGCGAGAACTTACCGTCCGGCATATTTAACGATAATCGCTGTTCGCCGTCAAAAGTGATAACCGGGCGATGGTCTTTCGCTTTGAGATTTACACCTATCGGGGCGATATAGTCCTGCGCTATCTTGCCCTCATGTACGAGGCGTTCCATTGTTTCCTTAACTCCAACGGCTTTCCCGTCAATCATTCTCTGAACTTTGTTCATAACTACTTCGTTCAATCCCTGCTGTAATTCGGTTGTCTGTACCATAATCGTAAAATTTTAATTGGTTATTAAATTGTTAAATCTGTCAAATATTCCATTGCCTCTGCATACAGGGCTTCGGCTGTAAGGTTGTCCGAGCTTGGCTCGAAACCTGCGAGATATGCTCCCTCAATAATTTGTGCCATAATACTGTCCTCCTGTTATTTAGCGTAAAAACTGAATTTCAAACCTCTGCGCAGCTTACATACACAAACATCCTCGGCTGTGTTGAAAGCTCTTGTTAAGAACTTGTTCAACAGTTCAATGCCTATCAGTGCGATAGCTCCCGAAACGCCAACCAGCTTGTTAATCTTATTACCGTTTGCGTCAACTCCGGCAACCTTTATACGGAAGTTTCGGTTAATCTCTTTTGTGCTGTATGTTAAGCTATTCTTGTTCATATTACTGTTATTTTGAGGTTTCAAACTGTTTGTTTTATAATCACTTTGCAAATATAAGTGAAGTATTTTGGTAATAACAAACTTTTACGGATGAATTTTTAACTGAATAGTGAATTATTTTATGATAAAATATCTTTATCAGCAAATACAACTGATTGTCAGCGGTATAAACAAAATCACTGAAAAACAAAATTTTGAAGCAATTTTATGAGTATATTATAATCATTTTTGAAAACTTTGAGTACATTTGTGCGATATAACACGTTTAGTAAATTTCATACTGGTATGAGACAACAGATTTTAGATGCGCTGAAAGCCAAATTTCAGGGGGTCAGCGAAAAGATTTTGGGCAGGATAGCCGACAAATTGGCGAAGACTGTAACAACCGCTGAACAGGTGGCAACCGCCGTTGAGGGGGTCACGTTCCAGCAAGTTCTTGACAGCTACGGTGACAGCCGGGCTACAGAAGCCCAACAGACAGCCGTACACAATTACGAAAGTAAATACGGGCTGAAAGATGGGCAAAAGATTGACGGGGGTACAGGCGAACAAAACGGCGGTACAACCAAAACCAATCCTCCTGCAGGGGGCGAACAAATTCCAGCTTGGGCACAGGCTCTTATTGACAGTAACAAGACAATAACTGACCGTTTGAACAAAATGGATGGCGACCGCACAACTGCAACCCGTAAACAACAACTTACGACTATCATTGAAAAATTGCCGGAAAACCTCCGCAAAGGTTACGAGCGTATTTCGGTCGATAACCTGTCCGATGAACAGTTCAATACGCTTGTCGGGGAAATAAATACAGAGGTTGAAGGAATTGTAAATGATACAAGAGCAAAAGGGGCTGTTTTCGGAAAACCATCTGCACAATCGGGTGCAGGAAATCAAGGGGGCGAACTGACCAAAGAGCAACAGGACGCAATCGCACATCGCGAAAACAAGCCATCAGGAGGTCAGCCGTTCTAATGTCTAACAATCAAAAATAAAAAAGAACTATGGCAATGACAGTTCAAAGACGCAAGGACACGAAAGTACCTCGTGTCTTCATGCACAGGATAGCGGATATCAGAGGAGGTGTGTCCGTTAAAATATCGGAACTTGGAGGCGATTATCTCCATGAGGGGGCTGTACTTAGTGCAGCAGATAACGGTATCTGCCATGTAGTAAAAATCGCAGAGGTGGTTGAACAGGCTGAAAACAATGCGACAGCTATCAAGGTAAAGAAAGGTCATAACTTCGTTGTCGGCAACATAGTCATGGCTGACGAGGGTAAAAAGGCTTATGCAATCACTGGAATTGATACAGCCGGAAGCAAGACCTACGATACCATTACAGTAAAAACAACACTTGGAGAAGTAATTCCTATCGGTGGTTTTCTTATTGAGGCAAAAGCAGAATCATCTGCAACGTCTTCCGCATTAAAGTACATTCCACAATCTATGGTAGGTACAGGAAAGCCTATCGTAAGCGGACAGAACATCGACACGGATGCGTGGGTTATCGGGGTAACCAAAGGGCGTGCGCTCCCGGAATGTGTCGCAAAGCACCTCAAATGTATCGTAAACTATTAAAACATTGATTTATTATGGCAACAATCGTAAATACACTTATTCAAGGGCTGACGCAGCAGATGGTTCAAGCTCGCTTGAATACAGCCGATGCAACACCGTTCCTTTTCGCCACCCATTTCCCGGTTAAAAAGGTAAACGGATTCATTTGGCGTACGTTGCAGAACCAGCTCGAAAAGAAAAACGTAGCAGCCGACCTGCATACAGACAACGGAACTACGTTACGTAAGCACCGTCCTATCTTTGAAAGTGCAAAAGGCGATATCCCGTTTATTTCAATCAGCCGTGAACTTACACGTTCTGAAATAAAAGATTATCAGACTGCGCTTGCTTTCGCACAGGACGAAGATGCTATAAAGCTCGTTCAATATTGGGGAAATGATGTCGATTTCTGTTTCAACGGCGTACAGTCCGAATTGGAATATATCGCATGGAAACTTGCTTCAAACGCAGGAGTATTGAGTTTCACTACAACCAACAACGCAACATACGCCAACGAGTTTGACCTTGACTATGATGTGGATGATGATATGAAAATTTATACCTCGGCTGACTGGGGAAACAAATCATCTGCTGATATTATCGGGGACTTGGCAAAAGCAGTAAAGTTGGCAAAAGCTAAAAACTTGAACCCTAAGTTTGCATTTATCAACCTTGACGAATTATACCGAATCTGTTCAGCAGACCAAATCATCAAGGCGTGTGCGTCTTTCGCTGCAAACGCATTAAGCATTCAACAGACACCCGACCTTGCAACTGTAAACTCAATGTTGGCAAGACAGGCTTGGCTCAACGGTATTCAGTTGAGAGTTATCGACCAGACTATTACTCGTGAGCTGACAGACGGAACGCTGACATCCGGCAACCCGTTTGAAGACCGCCGCTTGATTCTGTCCGAAACAGAACGCCTCGGAACAACTCAGTACGATATTCTCCAAGAGAACAACGACATGATTATCCGAGCTGAACGTGCGCACACGATTATCAAAAAGTATGGAACAGCAGAACCGCAGAGTGAGGTTACAATCGGACAGGCTGATGCCGTTCCTGTATTTGATACTGCGTATCGAAACATCTACATCAAGACTGACGGTTCAGATTGGGAGTAAAAACTGCTGACTATGGAAACAGTTCTTGAAGCTCTTAAAGGAATAAACGCATATCCTGTTCCTCTCCGTACAATCCAAAGGATTGCGGAGAAACGGGATATAGTGTTACAGGACGAAGCCACACAGGAAATGCAGCAGAGCCGGGGGTACAACCTTGCCGTTGCAGACCTGTTACAGTGGTTGTCCGAAGCTCCGAATGTTTCACAGGGAGGTCAGTCCTATACGTTTTCGGATGGGCAACGCACACAGCTAAGAAACCGTGCGAACAGCCTGTACAAAGACTTCGGAGCTGACAAGGAAGCAGGAAACCCAAAACCTATTTACGGATATAAAGGTTCACGATTATGATTATTCAAAACGGTACAATCGAATTGAAACAGAAAACAGGCGGTGGAATAAACCCGGACACAGGATTCCCCAATAAGCCTATATCCGAAACGTGGGGCGAGCCTATCCCCTGTCAGTATTATGCAAACAAGTATAACAATCTTGGGCGTGTGGATGGTATGAGTTTCAAAACTGCCTCTTATACAATACTGATTGAGGAACAGCCGTTCAACGGCGAGCAGGTAAGACTGAAATCACTTGACGGGAATACTGTCGGAGAATTTTCCGTAATATCGGTTGAACTGTTAGAAGCAGTCTGTGAATTAAAGGTTTTAGTCTAACAAAGCGATTTCAGCCCGTATGACAGCGTTTCTTTTTTATTCGATGGAATGTACCAATAAAGAAAGAAAACGCCACATAGCGGAAATTCGCCAAAAATAACTTGAAATTATGCCAATTAAGCAAACGACACCGCAGTTTAAGGTTGAGCAGCACATCCGGGAACGGATTGAGCGGATAAAGCAAGCTATCGTATACAACCTGTGCGCAATAGGCGAAAAGGTTCGTAACGAGGCTTTGACAAACGGCTCATACACCGACCGCACAAAGAACCTGCGAAGTTCTATCGGATATGTCGTTGTCGTGGATGGCAAAGTTCAAAAAATTGGAGATTTCGGCAAGTCTGACGGGAACAAAGAGGGAAAGGACACGGGCAAAAACTATGCCCTTTCACTCGTTAAGGAATATCCGAAAGGAATAACCCTTATCGTTGTCGCCGGGATGAAATACGCCGCTTATGTATCAGCTAAAGGTTATAATGTGCTTGAAAGTTCGGAACTGCTGGCAGATCAGCTCGTGCCGGATATGTTAAAACAACTCGGAATTAAATACAGGTAAACAATGGCAAAGACAGCAAAACAGGTTCAAGGCGACATCTATCAGTTGTTAAAGGAAAGCCGTTTGGCGACACAACTCTCCGGAGGAGTGTACCGTGGAACACCTGAAAGCAGCTACCGTCCTCGTGACAGCCAAAAGGAGGATGCCATAGTGATTTTTACGGCAGGAAAACCCGGACAGGTTCAAACGGGGGCAATTACCGTAAACATATATGTCCCCGATATTGACCCTTATAACAACGGGATATTCGCAGAGGACGGAAAGCGTACGGCAGAGATAGAGCAGCTCGCACAAGAATGGGTTGACAGTCTTATCGACAATGTTTATACATACGATTTTGAGCAATCCGACACAATTTACACGGAAGCAGAACCGAAAATAAACCAGCACTTTGTTGTCGTGAAGCTGAAATACAAATTATGTGAATAAAATATCAAACCAATAACTCATTAGAATTATGGCAAAGAAACTTATCATGTCATGGTCTAAGTGTAAGATTGAAGTTGGCAAGACAGGAGCGTCAGACGCTATGGCTGCTGAACTTTTTTCACTTGGTATCATCAAGGACAAAAGTACTTCCATGAGTACGGAAGATGGGGACACGCTGACTGCAAAAGCTTCGGGCGGTGTCGTTGTTGCAGAGGAAGAGGGAGAGCCACAGGTAACTATTACCACCCGTATTATGGAGATGGATTTCGACACGGAAAACAAACTTACGGGAGCTGTTAAAAGTGGAGCGGATGCGACAGAGGAATTGACAGTAAAAACCAATGTTATCCCCGAAGATTTCTCCGTAAAAGTTACTCCTAAAAACATTGGAGCAACAGGTGTTAAGGTAAGACGAGCACATATCTCATTCCGTCCCGGCTCATCAGAAGAAGAAGGACATTATGTTGATGTTACGTTCAAAATACTTGCTTGCGAAGATGGTGAGCTTTACAAGAAGTTCAAGGTTCAGAGTACAGACTGGGCAGAAAAAGCCTAAAATGAGATTTGACGTGTGGAGAGACACCCCTTTGCTGTTCGGCAGGATAGAACAGCCATTCGGAGGGTTGGCAGAGCGGCTTAATGCACCTCATTGCTAACGAGGCGTGCGGAAACGTACCGGAGGTTCAAATCCTCCACCCTCCGCTAACGAATAAATATATTTCAGTATGACAGAACAGAAACAAACCATAGAAAGCAAAGTTGCGGCGGCTATACTTGAAAAGCCTATTGCAACAATTGAATTGGAGGGGGTAAAATACAATATTGCACCGCCTTCTATTTCCACGTTGATACTCGTGTCTGAAATAATTTCAACGCTTCCACAGGTTAATGATGTGCCAAAGGATAAAATAGTTTATTCAGCATTGCACTATGCGAAAGATTTCAAGCAACTCGGCGACATTGTTGCTGTGCTTATTTTAGGCGCAAAAGGATTGACAGAGACCGTAACACGAAAAGTTGTCAAAAAGCGTTTCTTCGGGCTGATAAAAAGTGAAAAGGAGGAAATTATAACCATTGACAGAAAAGCAGAACTTTCAAAACTCGTGTTAGATAATATACGCCCGTCTGTTATGCTTAATATAATTATCCGAAGACTTAACGATTTGGAGATAGGAGATTTTTTCGGTATTACCACTTCCCTTGCAGAAGCCAACATTCTAAGTCCGACAAAGGAAGTGGGAAACTGAATGACAGCATCTGGGCGACAGTCCTCGGAGTAGCAAAGACTTTCGGCGTAACAGCGCAGGAGGCACTTTATGACATGAGTTATGTTAATGCCATAATGTACAGCAAAGCCGTGCCAATGTATGATGACAAACCATCAGAAGAAGACAAGCCTCTTTACGATGATACACTTGATGCAAACGACACGAGCAAATTCAATGATTTTGAAGACGAAGAAATTGTAAGAGTATGAACGACAACGGTAGAACAAACTATTCGGTAAGCCTTGACACCTCTGAATTGGAGGCTTCTGCTAAGAAAGTTATAAACACTTTCAAGACAATGGGCAATGACATAGAAAAAGAGGGAAAGCGGATTGACAATGCTTTTGATAGCCTTGGAGGAAAATCGCTTGTGGGTATCTCTATGAAAAGCCTTGGGGATGATGTCAAAAAAGCAAGAGCCGACATAGAACAGTCCTTTATCCGTATCGACAAAATGAGCATGGAGGCTTTCGGTTCTATGTCCTCCAAAGCGCAGCAGCTTGCCAAGGACATACAGGACGATACCGTTATGCTCAAACAGCTCGAAATGATGCAAACCGCCTTGAATGATACCTACGAAAAAGGCGGCGTATCGCTGAATGAATATATTACAGCACAGGCAAGGCTCGCAGTTCTGCATGAGCAGGTAGAAAATGCTATCATTGAAAATGACAAGGCTTTGAAAGCAGAAAATACTACAATGGAAATTGCAGAGGATAGCATCGCCTCCCTGCAAACCAAAGTTTCACTGCTTACGGTCGAATATATGCGCCTGTCACAAGCCCAAAGAGAGGGAACAGAGGGGCAAGCTGTATTAAAGAATTTGACAGAGGTTCAAAATAAGCTGCAACAGGCGACAGCCTCTATGAATCAATACGCAAGAAGTGCCGGAGCTAAATTTGACGGATTGAATTTCAGCGTACAGCAGATTGCCCGTGAGCTTCCTGTTTTGGCAATGTCTCCGCAGATGTTCTTTTTGGCAATCAGTAATAACCTGCCGATTTTCACGGATGAAATCGCAAAAGCGAGAAAAGAGTACCAACTACTCACGGAAGCCGGAAAATCGGCTACTCCTGTATGGAAACGTGTCATGTCTTCAATGTTCAGTTGGCAAACTTTATTAGTTGTCGGTATAACGCTTCTTACCGCTTATGGCGATGAAATTATTTCATGGGTAGGAAGTCTGTTCACGGCTAAAAAGGCTTTGTCCGAAACATACGGAAGTCTTGAGGAATGGCAAAATAAGGTATCAGAAAGTGCTGGAGAAACGTTGTCTGTTCTTGAAAAATTGTCTATGGGTTGGATAGAGCTTGGAGACAATATGGAAGCCAAGGAACAATATATCATAAACAATAAAAATGAAATAGACAAATTAGGTGTCGTTATCAATGATGTTAATGATGCGGAACGTGTCTTTAATTCAGGAAAGGATAGCTTTATTAGTGCTGTCATGGCAAAAGCACAGGCGGCAGCAACAATGGAACTTGCAGCGGAAGAATATAAGAAAGCGTTGCAAAAAATGTTGGAAGCTGATGCAAAGGCTAAAGAGGGACCGTCTGCCGGAGATTATTTCAAATCTTTCATGGCTAACAGCGTAAGAGGAGAAGATATGTCCGGTACATTGTTGAATGCTGATTTAAGTCCTGAAGCATACGCCAAGGAAGCTGAGGAAAAAATGAGGAAAGCCGGGGAAGATTATATGAAATCATTCTTCGAACTTATCAAAAAATCAGATGAATTGGGTAAAGAATATGCTGAAAAACTTGGAGCTGCAAACATACAATCGACTGAAACAATGATAGCTGGTTCTGTGGAAGCCATCGAAGCCTCCATAGCTCTTAAACAACAGGCATTGAAGAAAGTTACTAATCGTGAAGATTATGCAAAACTTGAAGCACAGATAAAAGAGGAACAAAAAAGATTGGATGCCATAAAAGGAACATCCGGAAATAAAAACGCTGAAAGGGAAGCGGAACAGGCAAGAAAAGCGTTGGAACAGGCGCATAATGAACTCATGAACCTACGTTTCCAAAATCAGCAAGAGGAAATCAATTTAATGGCAGACGGGGCAGAGAAAAAGCGCAAGCAACTCGAACTCGACTATCAAAAAGAGTATGCGGAAACACTTGCTCTCGAAAAGAAATGGATGAAGCTCGGCGGCGGTAAACTTTCAATGGAGCAACAGGTGGAAATATCCCGTAAGTACACAAATGCAGAAAACAAGTTCAATTCCGGGATTGCCGCCCTTGAGGGTGGTTTCAGCCAAGAGGAACTGAATGCATCCATGAACAAATACCTTGCCGCATACGGAACTTACGTTGAAAAGAGGAATGCTATTATCGCACAGGCTACCGCAAACAAGGAAGGTAAAAACGAATGGGAGCAAAAATCCATAGATGAAGAGACCAAACGTGCCTTGTCTGAATTGGATATAGAAGCTAACAAGACTACATCTGCCATAAGCCAGTTATTCGGCGATATGAGGGATAAGACCCTTAACGACCTCCAGCAAATAAACGCACAGGGACAGGCGGCGTTGGAGTTCCTTAAATCGGGAGAATGGGACGAGGATAAAGGAAAGCAGTTCGGCATATCAAAAGAAACCTTTGAACTTTGGAGCAAATCTCCCGATAAGTTGAAAGATATATCCGATGCGCTCAAGGATAACAACGAAGCAGCCGAAAGACTACGTCCGGCATACGAAAAAGTGGCTGACGGTTTGGAACGTATGTTCAAAGCCGGAAACGACAGTAAAAAGCTAAAGGAGGCTTTGGCTGACATTGAGGATGGGTTGAACGAAATAATGCAGATAGGCTCGTTCCTGTCTGACACGTTCTCCAATCTCGGAGAGGCTTTTGGCTCGGATGCTATGGCAGGAATCGCTGACGGTATCAACGTAGCTATGGATGCAGTAAATTCAGCCATGCAGGGTGCGCAAGCCGGGGCTATATTCGGACCAATCGGGGCGGCGGCAGGAGCCGCCATCGGTATGGTAAGTTCCCTCGCATCTGCAATAGCAAAAATCCATGACAAGAAAAACGAAAAGCGAATACAACAGCTACAAGACCAAATAGATGCGCTTGATACCTCTTACGATAACTTGGGGCGTTCCATTGAAAAAGCATATTCAAAGGACGCTTCCAAACTTATTGAACAGCAGAACACCCTATTAGAGCAGAAGAAAGTGCTTATCCAACAGCAGATAGCGGAGGAAATGGATAAAAAGGATTCTGACGAGGGGCGTATCAAAGAATGGCAGCAACAGATTAATGACATCAACAACATAATTGCCGACAACAAGGAAAAGGCTAAGGATGCAATTTTCGGGCAGGACATTAAAAGTGCGATAGATGATTTCGCACAGGCTTATGTGGACGCATGGGCTGTTGGGGATGACAAGGTAAAGGCTTCAAAGGACTTGGTAAAGAACATGATTAAGCAGATGATTACCGAAGCAATGAAAGCCTCTATAAGCCCGGATATGGAACGCCTACGAGAAACCATGCTTAACTTTTGGGGCGATAACTTCATAAGCGACTGGGAAAAGGACTACCTCGACCGGATGGCTGCGGATATGGCTAACAAACTCGAAAACCAGTACGGATGGGCTGATGACTACTTCAAAGAGGAACAAGAGGAAGAAGAACCGGAACGTGAGGGAACGCAAAAAGGCATAGCCACAGCCTCACAGGAAAGCGTAGATGAAAACAATGCCCGTCTGACAACCATACAGGGACATACCTACTCAATCATGGAGGGGCTTGGAGTGTTGAACTCCACGGCAAACAAAATGCTCGAACACCTTGCAGGTATTGAAAGTAACACAGCAGGGACAAACGAGCGATTAGATGAAACGAATGCCAAAATAGAGGACATGGATAAGAAAATAAGCAAAATGTCCGGCGCACTTGAAGATATTAACACAAAGGGACTGAAACTTAAAAAATAGCAACAATGGATGAGCTTATAAAAAATACTTGGAATGAATGGAAAGCTGCCAAATCAGCGGCTCAATCCTTTTGCCATGAAACAGCCCGTTATGACATGGCGGAAAAACTTGGAGCGTGTTCAATGTTCACAGGGAACGAGGATTTGCAAGAACTGGTCAAGTTAATGTTTACTCCTCGTGGAGTTGAATTTATGACAAAATACCATTTCCCCAATATTGAGACCTTCCGAAAATTCAAGCCCTTGCATCCCGAAAGATACGGAGTGTACATTGATTGCGGCGAAATCAGCCTGTCAGAAGCGAAAAAAGTCTTTTTGGTAGGAAACACCGTTGCGAGATTAAAGTACCGGGACATCGCAAGCAATCGGCTTTATTTAATGTGTGGTGCTGTCGCTCACATAGACGCAGGAGGATACTCTGTTGTAAGAGTTGAAAAAGACGATATTTCCAAAGTAGAATACATGGAGAAAGACCATGCAAGTGTGCTGTTATGAAAGGCAGGTTATTCATAGACGGAAATGATGCGTTCACGGAATACGGCGTATTTGTGGAACAGTACGGGTATAAGGCTCTTATACAAGAGCCCCCATTCAAAAGCATAGACAGCACTGAATGGGACGAGTTTGACGGGGCAGAGTACGACCTTGCCAATCCTGTACTTGATAGCAAGGCATTTTCAATCGATTTCTGCATAACAGATATAATATCTGCGAGTGATATGTTCGAGCTATTGTCAGATAAGGCATATCACACATTTGATTTCCGGGAACTCGGAAAAACTTACAGGTTAAGGCTAACGAGCAACGGTTCTTTAAGTTCAAAAGTACGGCTTGGGAAGCTGTCTTTGGGATTTGCCGATGATTTCCCGACACCCGACAAAATAGCACCATACCCTACCGGGGCTGTTGATGTAAGACAGTCCGGATATGAACTTGATGATATTGACTTTTCTCGGTTCGGGGTTTACATATTAAACGGAACGGATGACAATGTCTTAAAAGCTCCCGATGTGCGCCCCAATCTTACAATCAACACAAAAGGAGAAGCCGGAGTTAGCTATGATGGCGAAATCGTGATGTACAAGCCTAAAGACGTGGTCGTTAAAATGCTTATCAGAGCAGCGAATGTGACTGTCTTTTGGAAACGGTGGAACGCCCTGTTTACAGCCCTTATCAAGCCCGACACACGGCGTTTTTACATTGATAAGACAGTAGAAGAGTTCGACTGCTTTTACAGAAAATGCAGCGTTTCAAAGTTCGATATTCTCCGAAACGGAAGGGTTTGGTGCGAGTTCTCCGTCACATTGACTTTTACCAATTCAAGACCGACCGGAAACTATGCCTTACTGGTAACGGAAGATGACGAACTCGTATTGACGGAAGATGGCGAAAGCTACATTTTATTAAGGAACGATTAAAATACAGGATATATGGCAACAAAAAGAAGAATATCAGAACTTCCTATCTGTGAAACATTCAAGGGGTTGTTTACAATAGGTGTGGACGCCTTGAACCATAGTGTCAAGGTATCTTTAGAGTTTATAGACAAGACCGTTTCCACGTTGAAATCATCCGTAGAAACAGCCATAAAAAACGCTGAAACGGCAACATTATCCGCTAATACAGCAGCAGGGAACGCAAACACGGCTACAAGTAATGCAAACGCCGCCACAAACGCCACACTGAAAGCCACGGAGGACTGTACGGCAGCAACAGGAGCAGCCAATGAAGCTACAGAGGAATGCCGGGAGATAATCGAGACAGCGTCTAACCTTGAAGCTCTTGGGCTGTTCCCTACATCCATGACATTAAGCTATCCGGCAAAACTGACACGTAACAATAAGGTGGCGAGAATAAACGCCGTCCTGCACCCCGACAGGGTTTATCAGAACGTGATATGTCTTGGAGATAACAAAGCAGTATCAGTAACTCCCGATGGGCTGTTACAAGTCATAGGAAAAGGTGTCAGCGTTATTCATGTCATACCAGCCTGTAATGTGGCTTTGTACAGAACCATTCAGATAGAAGTAATTGAACCCACAATAAGGTTGGTTACACGGCAATCTATCAGATTTACATCAAACGGAAAATTTAGGTTAAACTAAAATACAATTCATTATGGCACAGAAAGGTTATATCAGCGAATTTATGAATGGAGGTCGTATCGTTTCTCACGGTAAAATTGAAGACCTGTCGCAAGGGTTCAAATTGCCCGGCGACATCCCGTTCTCTGTTTATTTAAGACCATCATTTCCCACTACAAATGTAGATGCGATATTGAGTGTGAAATGCAGTCAGGATGACAATTTCTCGGAAGCCCCGGTATCGTATAACGATTGGTCGCCGATGGCTATCACAGAAATTGCTCCCGACAATGAAATTCTTGAAACTTGCGACCTTTATTGGGGAAGCGGTTCTTATGTGGAGGGCGTATGATAGTTTCAATTTTCATATCGCTAAAGAAGCGATTGCGTTCATGGGCAAACGCCCGGAAGCAAAAGAAACTGAGGATGAATACCAAATCTTCGGTAATGTTCATTTCATCAAAAGGTAAAACAGTTTTCAAATTCTTAAACAATAAATGACTATGGCACTGACAAGCGAAGAAGAAAGCAAGGTAAGACAAATTATCGAGGCTTTTGAGGGCGGCAAGCGATTGATTGACCTGCCCGAAGTTGAGGGAACAAATCCCTTTGAATTGATATGTGAGGTTCTTGATACAGACGGGGAAAGTAAAAAGGCTGCTCTCGCAACATTGCTCCCGTACTTGGAGGAACAGTGTATGTACGGAATTGAATATGACATAACGGTATCATCGCCGGATGTTACCCGTATAGGTAATATGGCTCTGCATAAGAGTTTGCCTATCCATAACCGTATGAAAGGATGTTTATTGGCTGATGACGGGACAGTAAACGAATACCTTAACCCAAAAGACTGGCGAGGACAAACACGTGACGGCTCACGTGGGCAGGTCATGGTTGAACTTCCTATGTATTATCGTAAATTTGAAACAGACGGAAACAAACGCCGTGTGAAATTATCGGAATATCCCCTGCCCGGCTATCATCAGGTTAAGAAAAAGTATGTTTCAGCCTATGAAGCAACCGTACAGCGTTCTACAACAACGCTATGCTCAGTTGTAAACACAGATGCAGATTATAGAGGAGGAAATAATAATGCAGAATGGGACGGAACATACCGTACGCTTACAGGAAGACCTGCGACACAGATTTCACGTACTAATTTACGAAACTATGCCCGTAAACGTAAATCATCCACAAAGGAATGGAACTGTATGACATACGATATTCAGAAAGACCTCTTGTGGCTGTTTGTGGTTGAGTTTGCGACACTTAATTCGCAAAAGGCTGTTAATGCATCACTCACTGCAGAAGGTTACAGACAGGGCGGTCTTGGCGATGGTGTTTCAACTCTTGACGGTGGAAAATGGAATACTTTCAACGGATATTATCCATTTATCCCTTGCGGATATACAGACGAACTTGGAAACGGTACAGGAGAGGTTGAATTTTCAATGCCGACCGAATACGATGCTAACATTAAGAAAGTCAAAGTTCCACGTTATCGTGGTATTGAAAATCCTTTCGGTCATATTTGGCAATGGACGGACGGTATTAATGTACGAATCTCTCCAAACAGCCCGACAGGAGACGGATTGAGCAAGGTATTTGTTACTGATAACCCGGAATATTTCAATGACAGTAACTATAACAACATGTCCCATGTCGGAAATGAAGCCCGTACAGAGGCTTATGTTAAATCTGTCATCTTCGGAGAGGGAGGCGAAATAATGCCGGATGTAGTTGGAGGCGGTTCTACTACCTATTTCTGTGACTACCATTACACGAACATTCCAACATCTGAAACACTCCGTGGGGTGCTGTTCGGCGGTTGTGCGGATTACGGTGCGCATTGCGGCTTCGGCTCTGCGGCTTCGAATGGCGTTCCCTCGGGTACGGTTGCGCGCATCGGCTCTCGCCTTTGCTTTATCCCCGTAACAGCGTAACACGCCCCTATGTTTAACTTCTAATTATTTGTAAGATATGGAAGAAATGGTTGATGATGGCTCGTTGGATTTCTTGAAAATCCCTCGTGATGAAAATAACAGGAGTTTTAACTGCGATGAAACGACACAGTCAAAACTCGTAAATACGACATTTTGGGTTGTTGATTTTATAGAGGATGTCCCCACCCGTTTTAGTAAAGCGAAAGGTGTAAAAGGACAGACACTTGTAAAAATAAAGACTAATAAAGACAGCCCGGAATCGGAAGCAAAGAAATTCTTCACGGGTTCAGCTGACATCTTGTATGTTTTGAAGAAGATTAAGGAAATGAATAAGTTCCCTCGCCGGGTAACACTAAGAGGAAACGGTAACAGATTTTATTTTGAATAAATGATACAGGTTGGTCGTTCTTGTGGGGTGCTGTTCAGCGGTAATGCGAATAACGGTGCGAATTGCGGCTTCGGCTATGCGAATTCGAATAACGTTCCCTCGAATACGAATGCGAACATCGGCTCTCACCTATGCTTAAAAATTGGTTCAAAGGAAAAGTATAAAATAATACAAACGGAACGACGACCTTGCCTCTTGGCAAAAAATTTCAAGTAACCCTAAAAGTGTTGGTAGGAACGCCTGTTGTATGGGCTACCGAAGACTCTGATTAAGAAAGCAAAGCTATGAAGCGTATAGGAAACTTATACGAAAAGATAATTTCTGTAGAGAACCTGCGGCTTGCCGATGAAAAGGCTCGCCGTGGGAAAACTCGCACTTATGGTGTCCGGGTTCACGACAAGAACCGGGAAGCAAACATACAATCCCTGCATGAAGCGTTGAGGTTGAAAACATTCAGGACATCGCCTTATGATGTATTCACGATTTATGAACCAAAGGAGCGTGTCATTTATCGTTTGCCGTACTATCCTGACAGAATAGTTCATCATGCGATTATGAATGTTCTTGAACCTATATGGACGAAAGTATTTACCCACAATACGTTTTCCTGTATCAAAGGACGTGGTATTGAGGGATGCGCTCGGCACGTTGACAAGGTTATAAGAAAATACAAAGGGAAGCCCCTGTATTGCCTTAAAATAGACATCAAGAAATATTATCCGTCAATCAAGCATCATGTGCTTAAACGGATAATACGCAAAAAGATTAAGGACAAAGACCTTTTATGGCTTCTTGATGAAATCATAGACAGTGCCGAGGGTCTGCCTATTGGAAACTATCTGTCGCAATATCTGGCTAACTTGAACCTTGCCTACTTTATGCACAACGTAAACGAGGTTCTGAAAATAGACTGCGAGGAATATGCAGATGACATGTCCTTTTACAGCGAAAGCAAGGAAAAGCTATACAACGCATTTCACGGGTTTATCAAACCGTATATCGAGAATGAGCTTGAATTACAAGTAAAAGGCAATTATCAAATATTCCCGATAGCAGAAAACAGGTATGATAAGCACGGACGGGCTTTAGATTATGTCGGGTATAAATTCTACAGAAAACAGAAATTAATGCGTAAAAGCATAAAACAAAACTTTTGCCGTGCAACTGCTCGAATCAACAAGCAGCAACTTGATGTAATGGCGTACAAACAGGAGGTAGCCCCTTGGTTGGGATGGGCGCAGCACAGCAATAGCAAAAACTTATTACGAACAATTATTAAAAAAGAGTATTATGAAGCGTGCGTATTATGATGCAAAGCCAAAGGCTTTAGAAGCCGTAGGAAACGGAGATTATCTCTATCATTGGGATATTCAAGAAGAAACAGTACAAGCAATGCAGGAGGGAAGCGAAGACCCTGTAACGGAAAGGACACAGTTCTCATGTTTTGAAACTGTCATTCACGGAGAACCGACATACGACAAGTGTGTTGAAGCTGTTATACGCAGCAACTATACATCGGACGAGGAACTTGCCATGCTTAACAAATACAACTCATATCAGACAGGCATTATATCTGATGACAGTATTGTTACTGAATATGAAGAGTATTTGCAGTTTGTGGCTACCACAAAGGAAATGGTACGAAAGGATTTGGAAATAGAAGAACCATCAAAAGTTTCAACAGGCATTCCTCGGATGTCAGACATTGCAAAGTTAATGGCAATAACCATCAATACAATGGAGCTGTCAGATAATGAAGCCTTAAGTATGAAGTCTCTTTATCCGACATGGGAAAGCAAAATTGGTTTAGATGTGAAGAAAGATGAAAAGATGCAATACGGAGGTAAACTTTGGAAAGTATTGCAACCTCATAAAGTACAAGAACATTACAAACCGGGAGTTGGGACTGAAAGTCTGTACACGGAAATAGTAGAAAATGCGGCTGGAACAATTGATGACCCGATACCTTATGACAATAATATGGAATTGTTTGCAGGGAAATACTATTCGCAAGATGGTGTAATTTATCTCTGCACAAGAAACACTGGACAGCCTGTGTATAATCGGTTGGCAGACCTTGTAGGTATTTATGTAGAAATCAAGAATAAAAGCAAATAAAACGATATGATTACAATCCATTTCAACGACACAACGCTTGATATTCACGAAAGCGAGGAAAGTTATCGCTACCGTAGCATTATGGGGGAACACAGCCTTACGCTGAAATTCTCCCTACCGGAATATATAGAATTTCCTATCGGTGCATGGTGCGAGTATATGGCAGTAAGATACACTCTTGAAGTTCCTGCCAATTTCAAGAAAAACGGGAACCGCAATTTTGAGTACACGCTGATCATGCAGAGCGTACAGATTCAGCTCGGCAGATACAAGCTCCGTAATACAGTGGATAAGCGGCTCAAATTTTCCATGTGCGCCACACCAAAGGAATTTCTTCAAACCATAGTGGATAACCTTAATCAGCGTGATAGCGGCTGGAGTGTCGGGGATTGTATTATATCTACCGAAAAGACCATACCGTTTGACCATTCGTACATAGACGCTGCCCTGCAGAGCGTGGCAGATGCGTTCAATACCGAATGGGAGATTGTCGGTAAGGTCATTCATCTGCGTAAGGTTGAATATTTCAAGGATGACCCGTTACCTTTGTCATACGGCAAGGGTAACGGCTTCGTGCCGGGGCTTGGACGATCTACCGAATCAGAAAGCCGACCGATTGAAATAATGTTCGCACAGGGAGGTTCAAAGAACATAGACCGCTCCAAATACGGTGCGCCGGAACTACTGTTACCAAAATCACAGACCTTGGAATACGAGGGGCGCACATATATTTCAGATGCGGAGGGATATTCCATTCAACGTAAAGACAAGCCCCTTAAATACAAGACCGAAGATAGTTTGGACTGCTCGGAAATATACCCCTCACGTGTGGGAACAGTAAGCAAGGTTGAGATTATAGATGAAGCCAACAACTTCTACGACATCATAGATGAAAGCATACCTGCAAACCTTGATTACAACGACTATCTGATTGAGGGTGAGAATATGACTATCATCTTCCAAAGCGGTATGCTTGCCGGAAACGACAAGGCGTTTGAACTGAAATACAAACACGCCGAAAGACGCTTTGAAATCGTCCCACAGGAGATAGACGGGCAGACCATGCCGGGCGGTGTCTATATTCCCCGTGTGGGCGATACATACGCCATTTTCGGCTGTATGCTGCCGGATGCGTATGTATGCGACAACGCTTCCCAAACAGGGGCTTCATGGGATATGTTCCGGGAAACGGCAAAAGCCCTGTACGAGAAAGAGGATGTCAAATTCACGTTCACAGGCGAGTTGCAGGGAATGTGGGCTAAACGTAACTGGCTGAAAGTCGGCGGCAAGTTGGTTGTTGGCGGTTATGTGCTGTTTTCTGATAATCAGTTTGCCCCGGATGGCATACCTATTCGTATAACAGGCATTAAGGACTACCCTACCTCTCCGTATTCGCCGACCATTGAGCTGTCAAACGATGTACAGGGGAAAAGCCTGTCATCAACCATAGACGAGATACAAAACGGCAACGTGATTGTAGAGGACAACGACAAGGAAATCATCCGCTTTACCAAACGCCGTTTCCGTGATGCGGTGGAAACGATGAAAATGCTTGAGGATGCGTTATTGGAAAATTTCACAAGCTCCATAACCCCGATAACGGTACAGACTATGGCTATGTTGGTCGGCGATGAAAGTTTGCAGTTCCGTTTCGTGGATAGCTCCTTGCGCCCTATTCAATATCACATAACCTACAATCAGGAAACAAAGCAGCTTATCGCTCCGGCAACAATACTCCAGCACATGACACTCGGTATTGATACCATAACATCAGACCGGAGCAAAACGGAGTACAAACATTGGAATATCAAAGGCTATACAAGCCCCGTATTAGACCAATTATCGCAGCAATATTACTTCTATGCCAAAGTTCCGACAGGCACGGGAGAGGGCGAATTTGTGCTGTCCCCGACCGCCATAGGCATGGATGATGTTGCTGGGTTCTATCATCTGCTCGTTGGACTACTTAACAGCGAGTATGACGGGGAACGCTCCTTTGTAACCCTGTACGGTTTCACGGAGATTTTGCCCGGACGAATAACCACCGACAAGATTGTTTCAGCGGACGGAACAACCTATTTCGATTTGGCTAATTCTGTTATCGGCGGTCGTATCAAGTTCAGAAGTACCAACGGAACAGAAAAAGATTTAAGCGATTTCGAGAATGAGTTCAACAACCAAACGGCAGACTTCATAGAAGCCATAGGAGGCTTGCAATCACAGATTGACGGGGCAATAGAAAGTTTCTTCTACGAGTATGACCCTACAACAAGTAACGTTCCTGCTTCATCGTGGAAAACAGACGAGGATAAGAACAAGCATTTGAACGATACGTTTACCAACCTGCAATCCGGGCGTTCTTGGCGTTGGACTAAATCGGGCAGCACATTCAATTGGACTGAAATAACCGATACAGCCACAACAGAAGCCCTAAAGAAAGCAGGACAGGCGCAGGACACGGCAGACAGCAAACGCCGGGTGTTTGTCTCAACCCCATACACGCCTTACGATATTGGGGATTTGTGGGTACAGGGTACGAGCGGAGATATTATGCGATGCAAGGTACAACGCTTATCCGGCGGTTACAATGCGGCAGACTGGGTAAAGGCTTCCAAATATACCGATGACAGCAAACTAAATGAGTTTATCGGGGGAGATTATGCAGACTTGAAAAAGAATGCCGTACTGAAAGAAACTATCATTGAAGGCGGTTATCTGAAAAATGACTTGATAGATACCAACAACTTGATTGTAAAGAACATCTATTCAAAGGACGGAAAATTCAAGACGCTTGAAGATGGTACAATTTATGGAGTTGATGTAAATCTTGAGGGAACTATCAAAGCCGATGATGGAACTATTGGAGGATTTGAGATAGGACAAGGTAGAATTGGCGTAGCAGAATCAGGAAGCATGGGAGGCTCGTATGATGGTCTATCTATTCTTTCGAGTTTCATCAAATATTCAGCACAAGACCTATGGACAGGATTTGGAACAAATGTAATGCCTGTATCATCCGGAATGATGGGGCTGTGCCGACTGGAATATACAGGTAGCAGATATACAAGCGGTTTAGGATTGTACATTAAATTTAGACCACGAAATTATGGGAATTGGTGGAATCCGCCTAAAGCCTTGAATATAGATGGCAATTCGTATTTAAAAGGAGGCTTCTGCCTTTTTGAAGACACTTATAGAGGACAGGCATATACAAATATTATAGAAGAAAATATAGGGGTTACACACTCTTATGTTTTCACAAGTATAGGTGGTTCTTACGTAAGGGTTAGATTGCCGACTTCATCCCAAATACAGTCTGCTGCCGGAACATCGCAAGTTACATTCCTTTTACATATACAAGTCGGGTACTTGGGAAATGGAAACAGGATAAGTGTACAAGGACAATCAGGGTGTTATTTATGTGATAACAATGCAAATCATCCTAACGGAGGATATGGAAGTGTTGATATGGCACAAGGGGACAGCCTTTTATTGCGATACAATAATGGAGATTATTACATGGTAATTTATGGAACATAAGATTATAATGTCATGGAATTAGCAAAATTAATGGAGGATGGTACGCTTGAACTGATAAATACCGCCCACATGAGAGATAAGGATATTACGGCACATCTTGCAGCCGGATATTGCGAGTTTATACCTGCCCGGCAGCCAAAAGCAAGGGCAGGTTATAAACCCCAAGACCAATATGAGATTAAAGATTTCAAACTCATACAAAGTTGGGAGCTTGTAGAGGATAAAGAACTCGTAGAAGATAATATAAATAATCTCAAAGAGCAACTTGCCGCTACTGATTATAAAGTTATTAAATGTATGGAAGCAAGTCTAACAGGAGAAAAACTTCCTTATGACATAAATCAGCTTCATAAAACGCGACAGGAATTAAGGGATAGTATCAATAATCTTGAAACAAAGATATAATTTTTGCCCTTATATGATTATTTTATAATCAGTTTTAATATCTTTGTCAATAAAGAACCATACTCGTATTGATTGAAAATAAAATTCAAACAAGTATATATAAATAGGCTTTATATCAGTTGTTTAAATAATTATTTGTGTTTTCAGTTGTTTTCTGTACTTTCACTACTTTTGCTGTTTTTAGGTACATTTTTGTTTCTTATTTGTTTCTTAGTTTCGGCTTTTATTTGTATATTTGCGATAGGAAAACAACAAATGAAAGGACACAGTTATGCCACGAGTAAAGAAGCCTAAAAAAGTTAAGGAACCTATCCGCCTTCGGACAAAAGATTTGGCTGACGGCTGCAAGAGTTTGTATCTGGATATATACCGGAACGGTAAAAGGTCATACGAGTACTTGAAGATGTACCTTGTTCCGGAAACGGACAGCAATGCCCGGCATCAGAACGAGATAACAATGGCTGCTGCCAATGCCATCAAGTCAAAACGCATCATCGAGCTGACCAGCGGTGAAGCAGGGATTGTGAACCACGTGGAGAAGATTTATCTGCTGGACTGGATGAACACCTACAGGGAGAACCAGAAAAAGCGAGGCAAAAAAGGTATAGACCACATAAAGTCTGTTATCCGCATCCTGCAGGAGTACGCCGGAGACCGATATACCTTGGATCGGGTTGACTTGTCTTTCTGCCAGGGATACATTGACTTCATGCTGACAACCTACCGCTATAGAGGGAAACTGATAGCGGCTTCTACCCGTAACACCTATTATCAGATTCTAAACGGCGCCCTGAATGCAGCCGTGCGTGCCAAACGCATGCTGCGGAATCCGTTTAACGAAATGGACAAGTCGGAAAAGCCCAAGATGCCGGAAAGCGTACGTTCATATATGACCATCGAAGAGGTACGGGCATTGATTGCCACTCCGATACAGAACGAGGAAGTCAAGAGAGCCTATCTGTTCTCCTGCTTCTGCGGACTGCGAATCAGTGATATCGTAGGATTGAAATGGAAAGACGTTTTTCTTGACAACGGACAATACCGTCTGTCGGTGGCCATGCAGAAGACGAAGGAGCCGATATACCTCCCTCTCTCCAACGAAGCTTTGAAGTGGATGCCTGAACAAGGTAACAAGACAGGTAACGATTTTGTGTTCCATTTGCCGGCTCACATCAATGTATGTCTTAAGCCGTGGGCCGTCAAAGCCGGGATTACCAAGCATTTCACCTTTCACACCGCCCGCCATACATTCGCCACAATGATGCTTACTTTGGGAGCGGATCTGTACACCGTTTCCAAGCTGCTCGGTCATACATCCGTAAAAATGACGCAGGTTTACGCCAAGATTGTCAACAAGAAAAAAGATGACGCGGTGAACCTGACGAACGGCCTGTTTGACTGAGATTGTCGCATAACTCATATATGTGTTTGATTTTTGCAGACGCTTATTGGGGTGTTGTTTTCGGAAAACAGACAGATAGCCGGGGCAACACCCTTCTTGACTATATTATAAATTCTTTAAAATTATCCAAAATGAAAAGACCTGACAAAGGCCCTCTCTCTTTTTGGAGGGAATGAACATCTGCACCATTTCGTGACAGAACAGGATGCAGCGCAGGAACTTTATGCCCTGATCGCTGAAGCAAGAACCTTGTATCTCCGTGATGTTGTCACGGGCAGCAAACAGTATCATCGTTATGCGGAGGATTTCGTGAACAGCCACCGGTACATCGACTGCGACCGTGCAGCGTGCCGGAACTGCCATGAGATGAACATCCACATCCTCAAAGGGATGCTGCATGACTGCGCTCATCTTATCCAACCGCTCTTTGCAGCCACGGACTTCTCGTTTGAGAAGTGCATGGAGGTGAAGCAGACGTATGACACATTCTCACCTCCGGTGCCTCCGGTCACGCCCCGTGACCCAGAGATACCTTGGGAGCGTCCGCTTTCGCTGGAATGCAACCTGACCCGGAAACAGATGATAAGTATAACGGCCTGTGCCAATGCTTATCATCTGTTTTGCGTTTCTGACGTACGTGTCGAGGATATGGAAGCCCTGTTTGCCTGCCGGAAAGGGTTCAGCATCCGTGTGAACAAACTCCGGCTTGTGGCAATCCTGTTCAATTCGCTCCTCGAACATTCGCTTATCAGATACGAATGGCAGAGTACCTTGGAAGCAGGACGGTTACTGGTCCGCAAGAGCGGAAAGGGATTCGTCAGCCAGTCGAACCTTTCGTCTTCCCTGACCGCCCTACGGAAGAAGATGACATCGGCAGCCTATGGTATACAACAGGCCGTGGATAAACTGGCAAAATGACAAAAAGTGCCAAGAAGTGAAGTATGTGAAAGGTAAAAGGTTGATAGTTGCATTGACACTTCCCAACTATCAATCTGCAGATTGAAGCAATATAGCTTTCCTGCCCTACCTTTGCCCTCCGTTAGCGCGCTACATAACGGAGGACATACTTCCATTGTCTAATTTAAAAAATCATTCGTATGCAAGACAACAGATTGACATTTATGGAACAGCTGAGTGAACGTCTCACCAACATTGAGACTATCTTGAAGAAACTGGATCCGGTGGAAAGCCTGCTGGAACGTATCGCGTTGCTGGAAAAGAACATCTATACCACCAAGGGGGTATTCACCTTCCAGGAGGCCTGCATGTATATCGGTATATCCGAAAGCATGCTCTACAAACTGACCTCCAGCAAGGAGATTCCACACTTCAAGCCACGCGGCAAGATGCTCTACTTCGCCAAGGAGGAGCTGGACAAATGGCTCAAGCAGAACTATGAACCGACAGCGGAGGAAGCGGCACGCATGGCAAATGAAGCGGCAGCTGCCCAACCGTTCTTTAACCAGAGACGTTATGGAAAACGAAAGAAGAACTGACTCCAGTCTGGATATGGGACCGGAGGAGTGTCTCTTGTCAAACATTCTCTCCGCCTCACAGATTCGTGCGGCGGATACCTACGAAACGCCGCCGCAAATCATCTGGATTGACAACTCTACCATCGCCACACTCGGTAACTTCAGTGCATCGACCGGCAAAGCCAAATCGAAGAAGACATTCAATGTCTCAGCCATTGTCGCCGCATCGCTGGCCGGGAAGCAGGTGCTGAACTACCGGGCGCACCTGCCCGAAGGAAAGCAGAGAATCCTGTATGTGGACACGGAGCAGAGCCGCTTCCACTGTCACAACGTACTGGCACGTATCCTGCGGCTGGCCGGACTGCCACCGACAACCGACAGCGAGAATCTTGACTTCATCTGCCTGCGTGAATATTCGCCGGCGATACGCATCGGAGTCATCGACTACGCCCTGCGGCAGAGGAAAGGCTATGGCCTGGTCATTATCGACGGCATACGTGACCTGATGCTCGACATCAACAGCACCAGCGAATCGGTGGAAGTCATCAACAAGATGATGGAATGGTCGTCGAAATATGACCTGCACATCCATTGCGTGCTGCATCTGAACAAAGGGGACAACAATGTCCGGGGGCATATAGGTACGGAGATGAGCAACAAGGCGGAGACCGTGCTGGTCATCAGCAAGAACAGCGAGCAGCCGAACATCAGCGAGGTACATGCGCTGCACATCCGGGAGAAAGAGTTCAAGCCCTTTGCCTTTACGGTCAACGAGAGCGGCCTGCCGGTTCTCGCAGAGGGACACCTGTCCGACAGCCTCCCATGCGCGAAACCTAAACAGCGGACGGGATTTATGGATCTGACCGTAGAGCAGCACCGGGAAGCCCTCTCCTCCGCATTCGGGGACAAGCCCATCCGCGGATTCGAGAATATGCTGCAGGCTATGATGGTCGCCTACGAGGCCATCGGGTTCAAGCGCGGACGGAACGTGATGGTGAAGCTGCTGCAATACCTGACGGACACCCTGAAACTGGTCGTCAAGCGGGACAAGCTTTTCTACTACGACATGACCCCTGTGGAAACCATGCTTTTCGAGGAAGAATGATGCCGGGCGCGGGCCTATATAATTCAGTTTAATTTAGTATCTATCTATATAGGGTCATAAACCAAACTAAACTGGTTTTGTGCAAACAAGTGAAAAGAAACAGCCATGAACATAGAAGAAGCAAAAAGTGTGCGTATCGTGGATTTCCTGGCCCGGCTCGGGCACCATGCGCAGTATGTAAAATCGGAGCAGTACTGGTATCTCTCGCCGCTGCGGAAAGAGGTCTCACCTTCGTTCAAGGTCAATGACCGGGAAAATGAATGGTACGACTTTGGTGAAGCTATCGGCGGTGACCTGGTGGAATTGGGAAGGTACCTTTGCGGAATGGGAAGCGTGAGCGAGGCACTTGCCTACATCGAACGGACTGCCGGTAATGCCTCTTTGCCGAGGATACGGTTGCCTGCCGCTCTGCCCCGTCCGGTGGAAGCCAACATGAAGAACCTGATGGTCATTCCTCTACGACACCATGCTCTGCTCTCGTATCTCCAGTCGAGGATGATTGATGCGAACATCGGACGGATGTTCTGCAAGGAGATCCATTACGAACTGCGCCAGCGGCATTATTTCGCACTGGCCTTCGGAAACGTCTCCGGCGGCTTCGAGGTGCGCAACGCCTACTACAAGGGGTGCATCAACAGCAAGGACATATCCCTGATACCGCACCTGCACGGTGAAGTGCAGAGCTGCATCTGCCTGTTTGAGGGATTCATGGACTTTCTATCCTACCTGACACTCCGGCAGATGAAGGACAGCACCGTCTGTATCGACGTACCCTGCGACTACCTGGTGATGAACTCGGTCGGCAACCTCAGAAAGACGCTGGCGCATCTGCAAGGTTACGGACAAATCCACTGTTACCTTGACAATGACCTTGCCGGGCAAAAGACAGTGGAGACCATCGCTGGACTGTATGACAGCCGTGTCTGCAACGAGTCCGTCCGCTACACCGGCTACAAGGACCTGAACGACTACCTGCGTGGAAAAAGACTGTAGTTCATCGGGATTACATCTGTCAATGGATAAAGGAAACGGCATGGCTTTCAGAAATAGAGTACTCCGAATAACCCATTGATGTGCGCATAATAAAGAGGACAACTTGTAAGAGTTGTCCTCTATTTATTTTCCGACCTTTCTTGTTTTGTCCTTCAAATATTGATTAGAATATGATTTTTGAATATGATTTTAAGATTTTGGAGAAATCTTATATAAAAGCATATTGATTTATAGACAATCTTTTCGCAATTACAATTATCCGTCTTTATTTTGCGAATCATATTTATATAATAATCATATTAAATAAACGATATGAAATCATATTTTATTTTCATCATTGTCCTTACAGTAGTCTATGCCATTTATTATGCGGTCATCATCGTACAGGACCTATACGGAAAAAAGGGAACAGACAAACCGAAAGAAGAGGTGTTTGACCTCGGCGACCCGGAAGAGGAACAGAGTGTCACGGTAACGGAAAGCGACACGGGCTTCCATGTGGGTGACGAGCAGTATGAAACGGAGGTCGGATTCGCTGTCATGCCTGCACCACAGGAGGCAGAGCGTGCCGGTGGCACCGGGGAAACTGCCATGGAAGAGAAACTGGAACGCCTGAAGGCCCGGATGGAGGAGCAGATGGAAGAAACCACGCCCTACCTATCAGACGCATTCACGAATGAAGAACTCTACAGGGCCATGATTGCCAAAGGCAAGACAGACAACCGTCCGGAACTGGAATGGAAACCTTTAAAAGACCGATTGTAGCATGCCGAGAACAAGAAAAATACTGTGTCTGCTGTGCCTGATCCCCTCTGCGGCAATGGCCAAGAGCGGCAGCGTAAACTACAGCTGGGGTGCGGATGCGCTGGCGACGATGCACGACTTCGTGGTAACGATGATGCTCTATGTGCTGTATGTCTGCTACGCTATCGCCTCCGTGTTTGTGGTTGTTTCCGCACTTCAGATCTATATCAAGATGAATACGGGCGAAGACGGTGTGGTGAAATCCATCGTTTCACTGGTCGGAGCCTGTCTCTTCATCATCGGAGCCTCCATCGTATTCCCGGCTCTTTTCGGCTATCGCATATAGACCGACAAACCATAAGAAGCAGTCAAAACAGCAATAAAAAAACAATAAGTATCACTCAAAAACAAAGACAAGTATGTTGAAGAAAATCAAAAAGATGAGCCGCAAGGCAAAAGAGAGTTTCAAGAGAGTATCGAACAAGGCAGTCCTGCTTGCCCTGACCCTGGCGGGCGGTATTCCGGCTATGGCCCAAAGCACGGCCGGAGACTATTCGGCCGGTACGACGGCCCTGTCCACTGTAGCAGAGGAAATCGTGAAATATGTGCCGGTCATGGTCAAGCTCTGCTATGCCATTGCAGGTGTGGTAGCCATCATCGGAGCCATATCAGTGTATATCGCCATGAACAACGAGGAACAGGACGTGAAGAAGAAGATCATGATGATTGTGGGTGCCTGCCTCTTCCTGATTGCGGCTGCCCAGGCGCTGCCCATGTTCTTCGGCATTGACATCTAAAACTAAAAAGGCGATGAAGGGCAGTGAGGAACATTATCCGGACTATCCGCTGTTCAAGGGGCTGCAGCAGCCTCTGGAACTGATGGGACTGCAAGGCCGCTATATCTATTGGGCGGCAGGTGTGGCGGGAGGAGCCATTGCCGGCTTCATCGCCGCCTACTGTCTGGCCGGCTTCGTAGCCGGGCTGGTCATACTGGCTGCCGTCCTGTCGGGAGGCATCGTACTGATCATCCTCAAGCAGCGGAAAGGCCTGCACAGCAAGAAAGTAAAGCAAGGCGTGTATGTGTATGCCAGTTCACGCCAAATCTGACAGCAGAAGAAAAACCATCACGGCAATGTGTGTGGCTGATTGATTGTTGAAAGCGGGCGGGTCCGCCTCCAGCCGAGGCAGACCTGCCCTGATTTAATTTAAAGACTATCATAATGACCCTATATGTTATCTTATTTTTTATCGCCCTATGCGCAGGCATGACCGTATCGGTCTATGCGTTCGGCACAGGAGGCAAACGCAAGCGTATCTTCCAGGACATCTATTTTACGGTGGAGGAAACGGACGGCATAGGTGTGCTCTACACCAAGACGGGTGAATATTCAGCCGTCTTGAAGATCGAGAACCCGGTACAGAAGTATTCGGCGGACATCAACGGCTTCTATGACTTCACGCACCTGTTTTCGTCCCTGGCTCTGACGCTGGGTGAAGGATATGCCATCCACAAACAGGACATCTTCGTGAGGAAACGCTTCGAGCAGGAAACGGAGGGCAACCGGGAGTTTCTTTCGGAATCCTACTTCCGCTACTTCAAGGGACGGCCCTACACGGACAGCCTCTGCTACCTGACTATCACGCAAGAAGCGAAGAAAAGCCGCCTGTTCTCCTTCGACAACAGGAAATGGCGCGACTTCCTCGTGAAAGTCCGCAAGGTACACGATCAGTTGCGTGACAGCGGTGTACAGGCCAGGTTCCTGAACAAGACCGAAGCGAGCGAATATGTGGACCGCTACTTTGCCATGAACTTCAAGGACCGGACGGTTTCCATGAGCAACTTCAAGGCCGACGAGGAAACGGTGTCAATGGGCGACAAACGCTGCAAGGTGTACAGTCTGGTGGATGTGGACTGTGCCACACTGCCTTCACTGATACGCCCCTACACCAACATTGAAGTGAACAATGCAGAGATGCCGGTGGATCTCGTATCGGTAGTGGACAATATCCCGAATGCCGAGACAGTGGTATACAACCAGATTGTGTTCCTGCCCAATCAGAAGCGGGAACTGTCGCTGCTCGACAAGAAGAAGAACCGCCACGCGAGCATACCGAATCCCGGCAACAAGATGGCTGTGGATGACATCAAGCGTGTACAGGAGGTGATTGCCAGGGAGAGTCGGCAGCTGGTGTACACGCATTTCAACCTGGTGGTGGGCGTGCCTGCCGGAACGGACCTGCAGAAATGCACCAACCATCTGGAGAACGCTTTCGGACGCATGGGCATCCACATCAGCAAGCGTGCATACAACCAACTGGAGCTGTTCGTGAGTTCGTTTCCAGGCAACTGCTACAGCCTGAGCGAGGAATACGACCGGTTCCTGACACTCTCCGATGCGGCCATGTGCCTGATGTACAAGGAACGGGTGCTGCACAGCGAGGACACTCCGCTGAAAATCTATTATACCGACCGCCAGGGCGTGCCTGTGGCCATCGACATCACGGGAAAAGAGGGGAAACAGAAAATGACGGACAACTCGAACTTCTTCTGTCTCGGACCTTCCGGCAGCGGGAAGTCATTCCACATGAACAGTGTGGTCAGACAGCTGCATGAGCAGGGAACGGATGTGGTGATGGTGGACACGGGAAACTCCTATGAGGGACTTTGCGAATACCTCGGTGGGAAATACATCAGCTACACCGAGGAAAAACCCATCACCATGAACCCTTTCCGCATCCGCCGGGAAGAGATGAACGTGGAGAAGACAGGGTTCCTGAAGAACCTGGTCCTGCTCATCTGGAAAGGGGCGCAGGGTACGGTCACGCAAACGGAAGACCGGCTGGTGGAACATGTCATCACGGATTACTACGATGCCTATTTCAACGATTTCGAAGGCTTTACTCCCCGGCAACGGGAAGACCTTCGCCAGAGCCTTTTCATCGACGAGCGCAACAGCAAGGAACACGAGAAGGAAAGCGAACAGGAACGGGTCGTCCGCATAGAGGGCATCATCAACAAGATTGAGAGTCGCCGCAAGAAACTGAAGGTGAAGGAGCTGTCATTCAACTCATTCTATGAATATTCGGTGCAGCGGCTTCCTGACATCTGTGAGGAAAACCGCATCACGGACATCGAACTGGCGACCTACCGCTATATGATGAAAGACTTCTACCGGGGCGGCAACCACGAGAAGACGCTGAACGAGAACATGGACAGCTCGCTGTTCGACGAGACCTTTGTCGTCTTTGAAATCGACAGTATAAAAGATGATCCGCTGCTTTTCCCGCTGGTCACACTCATCATCATGGATGTGTTCCTGCAGAAAATGCGTATCAAGAAGAACCGCAAAGTGCTGGTCATCGAAGAGGCATGGAAAGCCATCGCTTCACCGCTGATGGCCGAATACATCAAGTTCATGTACAAGACGGCCAGAAAATTTTGGGCATCGGTCGGTGTCGTCACCCAGGAGATACAGGACATCATCGGCTCGGAAATCGTGAAGGAAGCCATCATCAACAACTCGGACGTGGTCATGCTGCTCGACCAGAGCAAATTCAAGGAACGCTTTGACACCATCAAGGCGATTCTCGGACTGACAGACGTGGACTGCAAGAAGATATTCACTATCAACCGCCTGGAGAACAAGGAGGGCCGCAGTTTCTTCCGCGAGGTGTTTATTCGTCGGGGGACGACCAGCGGTGTGTACGGTGTGGAGGAACCGCGGGAATGCTATATGACCTACACCACCGAGCGGTCGGAAAAGGAAGCCCTGAAACTCTACAAGAAAGAGCTGCAATGCAGTCACCAGGAGGCTATCGAAGCCTACTGCCGGGACTGGAATGCCAGCGGCATTGACAAGTCCTTGCCTTTCGCCCGGAAGGTCAACGAAGCGGGACGGGTATTGAACTTAACGACAAAATCATAGCCATCATGAAAAAAGAAAGGATTCTGATTGACCTGTCTCTCGGTTTCGGCCTGGCTGAAATGGGATTCGAAAGCTGCCTGACAAGGGAGGATGTCAGCATTGACCATCCGGAACTCAATCGCCTCACCATCCGTGATTTCTGTATACTGTCCAGGGAACGGTTGCTCTCGGACTACGGTCTGGCTCCGGAAAAGCTGTCGGCCATCGAACGGCTGCTGGCGCAGTATTCCCTCCGGCTGGGTATGCCGGAAGCTGAACTCGACGCATACCTGGACCGATATTACAGAGACAACCCCAGAGAAAAGGAGTTCTACGACCTGTGCGACAGCATGAACCGCAGGCCGCTCTTCGACGAAGAGCGATTCCGTGAGGAACTGAGAAGGGAACTGAACAGCAGCCCGCTGAGCGGCAACAGGCTGAACGATCTGGGATGGCAACGCTACCACACCATACGTGAGGCCTATCTGGGCCAGCCCTGGTACATGAGATGGTTCTGTTCCTCCAAGACACGGATGAGAAGAGCCATCGGAGATGCCTATGCCATTCATGAGATGTTCTGCCGGCTGGTGACGGAAAACTGCCTTGAAACCGAACGGTGGCATTTCGAGCAGAGGGGAATGAACAAGATAACAGAGAGATAAAAAGATAAGAGAGATAAAAAGATGATGAAACGACTGTCGTTTGTCCTGATCGTACTTGCGCTCACTTTCGTGCAGCGTATCCATGCCCAGTACTACAGCGTGAACTATGACGCGCGTACCGTAGCGGCCATGGCTGCCGCCTTCGGTACGGAGGCGGCAGCCGAAAGCTACTACCGGGAGCAGGTCGATGACATCCTGAAGCACTACACGGCAGCGGAGGTGGCAGCAGCGGGAATCTTTGCATCCAAATTCTTGGAGCACAAGGCTCTGTCTGACCTCGGCATCTGGAGCAGCAGTACGGAGAATTACTACTACCGGCGCATCTATCACATGGTGGCGGAGAAGATCATGCCCAAAATCTGGGTAGTGGCCAAACTGATGCTGCGCTCGCCACAGACCGCCATCCACTGGGGCAGCTACCTGGTGAAAGTCTGTGACGATACCAAGAACCTGTGCATGCAGTTCGAGAGCATCGTGACCAACAGTTCGCTGAGCTTCAAGGATATCGCCTTTCTGGAAATCAACCGGGAGGTGGCCGCCCTGCTGAACCTCTCGGAGCTGGGAGGCATCCGGTGGGAACAGCTGATGGACAACCTGGCCCGCGTGCCGGAGAACTTCACCAAGGAGCACATTGCAGGTGATCTTGACAAGCTGTATGAAATGGGTGTGGGACTGGCTACCTCCGGGGTGGAAAACCTCGGAGACGCCCTGCTGCAAACCAGCGCGTTCCACGACTTGATAGGCGGAAAAATCAGCGAGATAGGCAATCTGTACGATCACTACGGAGACTTGTTCGAACAGGCGGAAAACGGCGTGGGAGGCCTGCTACTGGATATGGTGGGCGGTGCGGACAACGTGGCCGGACTGTTCGACTTCGGCAACTATGACCTCACGTCCTGGATGACGGATTACCTGGACGAAGGGATGGGAAACTACTACACGCAACGGTGGTACATCGCCCGGCGCGAACAGGGAAGCGTTGCGCTGTGCGACTACTATCCGCCGACGGACGACAACAGCATCCTGAACGGAAGTGCCTGGACCCGCTTCCAGACGGGTGACGCGAACTTCTACCCCAACGCCTCGCAACGGGAACAGACCCTTGCCAACTCGGAACACCATGCCGGATGGTCGAGGAGCCGGGTGCAGCAGCTCAACGGCAGCAACGACGGAAACACCTACAACATCAGCTATCGGATGCAGTCCTACATCATCAAGAAAGGCAAGAAGCAGACGAAAAAGGCATATGCCTACGAAATACACGTGACCCAAAGCTGGAACCGAGAAACCGTGGTATATGAAGAAGTGTTCGATTCGTATTCGATGGATCTGAACACCTTCAAGGCACAGCTGAACGCGCGTCTCTCGGAGTTCAACGACAACGAGGAGGGCTACGTGTACTACATCGCATCCGATGGTCGCAACTACTATCAGGCAACGGACGCAGGGAAGCTGCAGGGATGTGAGAGCGTCACCATCAGTGTGACCTGTTCGGACGGAGCCACCTTGGGACAAGGCTCGACACAGTACAAGTGCCGCAAGTGCGGAAGTTCCCTGAACGCCCATTCAAAAGAATGTGTCATGCAGACCACCGTCACGGAGAACGAGCTGGACTTCTCGGAACTCGATGCCCTGATACAGGAGGCGGACAGCCGGGTGTCCGCGCTGGAATCGCAGGTCGCCACCCTGGAACGAGAGAACGAAGACCTGCTGAAGAAAATCGCCGGGGCGAGCGTGGAGGATGCCGCCAGATACCGCCAGCAGTACAATGCCAACCGGAAACAGATAGAGGAACTGGAAAGCGAACTGGCAGCATGGCGGAAAAAGCAGCAGGACTACAAGGCAGCCCGGGAGGAAGCGGCCGGTGACAACAGCGTGCCGACCGATGACTACTACCGCCTGCCGGCCATCATGCAGGACTGCAGGGCGGCCTACAGCCTCACGTGGAAAGACGGCGGGTCCTGGAACGGCTATACGTTCGTCCGCAAGGCGACCATGCCGAACATCAACGGTGAAATCACGTTCAGCGCAACCCTCTCGATCGCCCGCAAACCGAAGTACTTCCTCGGTATCAAGATACACAGGACCATCATCCAGATAAGCTGGGAACTGACCTCGTCATACACGGACACGCATGTCGCCGACGTGCTGACGCTCGATGCAAGTCTGTCGGACGAGGAAAAGACGCGGATGGTGAACGAGCGCATTTCGGAAATAGCCCGGGAGCATCCCGACTGTAAAATCACGACGGAATATGCCCGTAACGAGCCGATGGAAGAGGAACCTGCCGGTGACGTGTACCACCTGCTTTGGTCAAGCGACCGCCTGGAAATCGCCCGGGAGGTGGACAGCCGTATCACAAAGATATATGCTGATCTTGTATCGCTGGAAAAGATGATGCACTACAAGCGGAGCATCATCGACGTGCTGAAGGACGTGCTGCCGGAACTTGACACGGACGAGGGACGCAGGCTCACGCTCGTGGAAGAATGCCATGACCGGTGGGTGGAGAACGCACGGGCATCCCGTAGCGGACGAAGCGGAAGAAAGGAGGTACAGCCATGAAACGCATACTGCTGGCCGCCCTGATGCTGCTCGCCCTGCTGTCCGGTAAGCTCCGGGCACAGGTGACCTTCGACATCGTATCGGTGGAAGCCTACATCCATGACCACAAAAAGCAGCGCAGCCTGCTGCTTGCCCGCAGCACGCTGGAGTACAGCAACAAGCTGCTGCATGAATACAGCCGTGAAGAAGTGGACGGCTACAAGGAGCTGAATGTCGATCTCGACCGCTACACCCGTGCCTTTGACGTCATCGACGTGATGTACCAGTCCCTGCGCACGGTACTGAACGTGAAGGACACCTACCGGACGGTAAGTGACCGTATCGGTGACTACAAGACCATGCTGGAAACCTTTCACGAGAAAGTGCTGAAACGCGGGAAAGCGGAAGCGTCGGACCTGCTGATTATCACCGTCAACGAAAAGGCGATACGGAACATCGCCCGTGAAGGCGAACACCTCTACAAATCGGTGAGCGACCTCGTGCTGTATGCCACGGGAGCGGCAGCCTGCTCGACCAATGACCTGCTGATGGTGCTGGAGAACGTGAACCGGTCTCTGGACAGTATCGAACGGCATCTGAACCGGGCCTACATGGAGACATGGCGTTACATACAGGTCCGCATCGGCTATTGGAAAGCGAAGATTTACCGGGAACGTACCAAACGCGAAATTGTCGAAGGGGCTTTCGGGCGGTGGCGCGGTGCAGGACGACTGGATTATTAACGAACGATAAAAGGGAAAAGAAATGAAACGAACATTGCTACTGATGACGATCGCCCTGCTTGCCGCAGCCACGGTCAAGGCGCAGTCCGTGACCTACAACCACGATGCACCGAAACGGAACCAGATTACGGTGATGGAAACGGGTACGGGCGCACTCACGCCTGAATTTTACTACACGCTGCTGCACCGTAAGTACAAGAAATCGGCAGCTGCCAAAAACAAGCTGTCGTTCCGCACACTGGCCGGGGTGAACCTCTACAACCAGACGGATGAAGCAGAGGAAATAGACTCGGCACTGGTGAGCCGGGCGAAAATCGAGGCCCTGAATGTGGCCGACCGCCAGATAGACCTGGCATGGCTGGCCGAGGGTGACAAGGTCAAAGGACAGATGGACAGGCTCGAACGAAATATCGACCGTATCATTCCCTCCGGCGGCACACCGGAAGACCGGGCGCGGTGGACGGAATACTACCGCATCTACCAGTGTGCACTCACGGCAACCCGCGAGGCCTATATGCCCAATGCGCAGCGGAAGAAGGAATACCTGCGCATCTACGAGGATGTGGCAAAGCAGAACGAGATTCTCATCGGCTACCTTGCCCGGAGACGGAATGCAACCCGGACAGAAACCCTGCTGAATGCCACTGCCGGACGCACCCTGGACAAAGGAAGCATCGTCCGTGATGCAGTGAGCAGGTGGAACGAATCGCGCTTTGCCGCATCCGGATCGCAGTCCGGAGGAAACGGTGACACCGGTGAGGGAGACGAAACGGTAAACAGAAACTAAAAAAAAACGAACATACTTATGGCAGATGGAAATATACTCTCGGATTTCGGCATCAACATCCTGGAAGAAGAGATAGACGACGTGATTTTTCAGACCAACGAGTTCCTGACCGATGCGACCTTCACCGGCTCGCAGGGACCGTTCTGGTGGATCCTGCAGATGTGCATGGCACTGGCCGCCCTGTTCGCCATCGTGATGGCAGCGGGCATGGCCTACAAGATGATGGTGAAGCACGAGCCGCTGGACGTGATGAAACTGTTCCGCCCGCTGGCCGTCTCCATCATCCTCTGCTGGTGGTATCCGCCGGCAGATACCGGCATGGCAGGCAGCGGAAGCAGCTGGTGCTTCCTGGACTTCCTGTCCTACATACCGAACTGTATCGGCTCGTACACGCATGACCTCTACGAAGCGGAAGCCACCCAGATAGCGGACAAGTTCGAGGAGGTACAACAGCTCATCCATGTGCGCGACACGATGTACAACAGCCTGCAGGCACAGGCGGATGTAGCCCACACAGGAACATCCGACCCCAATCTGATAGAGGCCACCATGGAGCAGACGGGCGTGGACGAGGTGACGAAAATGGAGAAAGACGCGGCCGAACTGTGGTTCACCTCGCTGACGGCAGGGGTC